CCCCCCCCGCTGGATTGGAGCATTTCCGTGACAATGCAGTCACAGCCAGCACAGACCGACATGATCACGAGGATCGACATCATGCGTGCCGGGGCAGCCTTCCTCATGATCGGGGCGTTCCTCGCGGGCGCCATCCTGCTCCTCCTGATGCCCGCCGTCCCCGATCGCCACGCCATGCTCTTCGGAGGCCTGCACGCCGTCGACTTCGGCGCCATCATGCTCGTCTCCGTCGGCGCCCTGCACGGGCACAGAGCCATCCTCGTCAGGGAGGCAGAACTGATCCAGGGACAGGAGCGCACGCTTCAGCTCATCGAAGAAAGCGAGAAGCGGATCCAGCAGGAGATCGCCGAGGTCGCACGCGTCGAGCACCGCATCCTCGACGCCGCCAGCAACGATCTGTCCGGGCGCCGCGCGAACCACAACTGAGCGAGCCGTCCCGGCCCGCACCGGGACGGCTCAGGTCTCCTCGACCGGATCCAACCGGACGCTCTTCGGATCGAACCCGGGCCCGCGCCACGTCGCCGGCAGGATCGTCACCCGGAACAGCGCCGCGACCGTCGCGGACCGCACTTCGATCGGCGTCGCCTCCCACCCCTCTGGGGTGATCCCGGCCATCCGCGCGAGCAGCCGCTGCCGACTCGAGGTCGCCAGCCGCGACCGCAGCTCGGCGATCTTCCGGTCGAACGAGGCGAGCGACCGGGCGAGCAGCGCGGCGTCTACTTCCTCTGGCTGATCTGCGAGGTTCTCCAGTTGCTCACGAGCCGTCGCCTTACGCCGCTCCAGCTTCGCCAGCTCAGCGCCGATCACCGACCCGGCGCCGTCATCGTCGAGCAGCGACGCGATGAACTCCGGATCGTTCAGCCGGCGGATCACCGCACCGATCACGTACCGGTCGAGATGCTCCACGTTCCGGCCGACCGGCGTCTCGCAGTGCGTCAGCTCACGGCAGTAATACAGCCGCGAGCTCTTGCGGTTCCGGCCTCCGGTTGGCTTCGTGGTGACGTTGTGGCCGCTCGGGCAGGTCGCCACCCCCGTGAGGAGGTATCGGCGCTCCCGGCCGTTGTACCCGTGCGCCTCCGCCGAGCCCGCGTACAGCGCCTTCAGGTCCTCCCAGATCTCCCGCGCCGTCTCCCGATCCGAATGCAGCAGGGGCGGCCACACCGCCTCGTACAGGACGCCCTCATGCTCGACCAGCCCGGCCGCCCGCGGCGCGAGCAGGATCTGCTTCAGCGCCTTCGGGTTCGACCGCCAGGTCCGGCCCATCGACGTCGTGGACCGCTCATCCATCCACCGGATCGCCCCGCCGTGCGACATGCCGGCCAGCCGCATCGACGCGACCTCCGCGATCAGCCGCGCCTCCGACTCCCGGATCGTCTCCAGGTTCTCGAATCCGAACGGCCGCTTCCCTCCGCCGGATGCGTGGCCCTTCTTCGCGCGCGCCGCCCAGCCGCGCCGTACGCGCCGGGACGTGTCGTCGCTCGCCTTACATGCCTGCGCCGCCTCGATCCGCAGGATGAACTGGTCGTCGGGGTTGCTCAGGTCGCGGATGCCCGAGGGCGACGCGAGTTGGACATGCTTCTCGCGGGAGCGGTCGAGGAGCAGCTCGAGGTCCCATGGCTGCCGGATCAGCCGGTCGCCGTGGTAGATGATGACCGCGCCGAGAATCCCGGCGTCGATATTGGCGAGCATGCGGTCCCAGGCCGGCCGCTTGCGGGTCCGCTGCCAGGCGGATCGGGAGTTGTCGATGTAGATGTGCTCGTCGGAGACCGGCCAGCCGAGCCGGTCCGCGAGCTGGCGGCAGTCGGCCTCCTGCCGTTCGACCTTCTCTACGGAGCCGTCGGGGGCGTAGCTGAGACGGCAGTAGATCCCAGCATTCTTCGGAGTACTCACTCTGTGGAGTGTAGGTGTTCGCTTGACAATCGGCGAGCCCACTGCCCTAATAGCACCAACACATTCCCGAAATCTGGGGCACGACGATGACCGCCGCCACGATAACCCCGGCCACCACCGCCGGAGACCTGCTCACCGAACTTCGCGAGCTCCTCCAGCGCCATGACGGCGCCGAGACCCTCGACCAGGCGCGCCAGCTCGCCGACGACGTGACCGGCGTCCTGCGCCGCGCACGCGGCCGGCTAACGCGCCTCGCCCGCAAGACCGCACCCACCGAGCGTCCAGCCGACAAGCCGGCATCCACTGACGGCGACGCTCCGAAGGCCGTCATGCCGTTGCCGCGCCCGCAGGACGCCCCGCCGCTGAGCACCTGGCGGAGGTCCCCGCTCGATGACGCCGCGAGCCTCCATGCCCGCAAGCGCCGGGCGTATGAGGACTACCAGATGACCGTGCTGCGAGCCGAGCTCGGGACGCGCGCGCACGACGCGCTGACGGTCGTACCGGAGCGTCCGGCCCCCCATGTGCCCCCCGCATCCCCCGCATTCCCGGCGCCGTCGGCATCCGCACCGCGGAGGCTCCTGACGTTCGCCCTCACCGCGCTCGCTGCGGCCTGGATGATGCTCACGGCCACCGCCCGGCGGGTGACACGTCGACTCGCCGCGGCCGAGCGGGACGAATCCGAGGTGTGCATCGTCTGCGGGCCCGGGTGCATCTCCCCGATCCTCGGCCGGCACACCTCCTGCCCGGGGCCGCGTACGGACGCCAGCGTGGTGATCTTCCGATGAGCATCCTCACCGCTTCCATCGCGTACCTGTGGAGCCTGCCGCCCTGGCTGCTCGTCACCGTGGCCGCGGCAGCGCTGGTGGGTGCCGGCGCCTACGAGATGCGCTGCCGCAGCACTGACCTCCCCGCACCACCAACCCTCACGACCGGAGATCACCCATGTTCACTCTCACCACGCTGCCCGTCGCGGCCCTGGCCTACTTCACCGCGGGCGGCATCGTCGCGGTCGCGATCGGCGGGCTCATCCGGCTGATCCAGAAGCTGGGCGGCTGACGCGCGCGGGCGTTACGACTACGCGTTCGCCACATCCGGCCACTCACCGCAGCCACCAGTAACCAACTGCGACGCGTCCAACACGCACAGACTCCGGGCCTGTCCTTCGAGGGATGGGGCAGGCCCGGCCCGCACTCCCATCCCTCACAATCCCTCACCTGGAAGGACCGCCATGCGTACCATCGCCATCATCGCCGCGGCCAGCGCCGCACTCGCCCTCACCGGCTGCAAAGCCACCGACACCGACGGCAAGTCCGGCATCGCCGAGCCGCCCGCCGCATCCTCATCCAGCTCTGGCTCACACACCCCTGCCGGCGCGCAGGCCAAATACCACGGCACCTGCGACACCGACATCGGCTCCGGCATGGGCAACGACTACAGCCTCACCAGCGAGGTCGACGTCAAGAACACGGGCGGAGTCCCGGTGAAGGCGGCCGTGCTGGTGTCCTGGCCGCAGTACGGGCACGCCCCGATCGGAACCGGGAAGGTCATCACCCTCGCGGCCGGCAAGTCACGGACGCTGGAGCTGAACAAGCACGTGAGCATGGCGCAGTTCAGCCGGGCGCAGTACTACCAGCTCAAGCACGGCGGCGAGCTGAAGTGCAAGTACAAGGTGCTCGTCAACCCCGTGTCGTGACCTGCTCCTGCGAGCAGCCGACCACCGCGACGCCCCGCCGGCCACAAGGACCGTGCGGGGCGTCGCCGTTAGAGCCGGTCACTCACCCTCGACGGGGATTACGTAGAACAGCTCGTAGCGGTCGACGGGCACCACGATGTCGGCCGTCTCGACCGGACGATCCTCCGTCCAGTACGTCCGCTGGATCACCATCACGATCGTGCCCGCCGACACCCGCAGCTGCTCCGCCTCGGCCTGCATCACCGGCCGCGCCGTGACCACCTCGGTGGCCGTGACGATCCGCTGGCCGATCGACGCCATCCGCTCCGTCACCCCGCGGCCGGCCAGCGGCCCGCGCTCGGGCAGCATCACCGGCGTGCCCTGCGTGATCTCCAGCGGCTCATAGCTCGTCGACAGCATCACCGGCTGGTCATCGGCGGTGAACGTGTACTCCGTCCGTACGACCTTCGCGCCGACTGCGATCTGCAGCCGCTCGGCGATGGCCGGCGGCGCCTTCGAGGTCTTCGAGCGCGCACGCCAGTCCGCGGCGCGGCCTTGGGCCTGCATGTCCGCGCGAAACGGTGACCCGCCGCGCTGTTCCCGGTACCAGGAGCGGGTGAGCCGCCGTACGTCGGGACGCTCGCGGACGGTCGGCCGCGCACCGGTACGGGTGGTGATGAGGCCCTCGGCCATCAGCACGTCCACGGCGCGGCGTACGACGTTCTCGCTGACGTGGTGCTGCTCGGCCAGCTTCGCGCGGGACGGGAGACGCTCACCGGGCGCGAGGGTGCCGTCGATGATCTGCCGGCGTAGGTCGTCAATGACCTTGAGGTAGAGCAGATCGCCCGCCATGAGCCCCCCTTTCCCAGCGACGCAACGTGATCCTTCACGTCCCATCGTAGGGAAAGCCTTGACAACCTGGAATCCAAGAGCAAACCTGGAATCCAGGTTTCCGGTGTTGTCCGGACTACACCGGGTCACATCACGAGGAGTCGGGCGATGGATGAGTGGGCGGTCGACCTGCCGGGGTCGCCGTCCATTGTGCCCCTCGCGCGCCGCTGGGTGGGCGAAATCCTGCAGGACATCGTCCCTCATCTCCTCGACGACATGCGCCTGATCGCCACCGAGTACGTCACGAACTCCGTACGCCACTCCGTGGCCGCCGACGGCGAGCAGATCCACCTGAGGATCAAGCGGACCGACGGCATGATCCGCCTCGAGGTCGAAGACGGCGGCGATCGCGTGACCCCAGAGACGGGCTGGACCGGAGCAGAGGCCGCCGACTACGGGCGTGGCCTCGCGATCGTGGCCGTGACGGCCGACCAGATGGGCGACGAGACGACGGACGCCGGCGGGCGTCTGGCATGGGCGGTGCTGAAGATATGAGCGGTAACAGCGGCAGTCAGGGCGCGAGCGGCATGGACACCCCGGTCCTGCCCGGCTACGAGATCACCCGGGACGACCAGGCGCGCGAGTGGGTTGCCCGGTCGATCAAGGGTGATAGGGAGCTGCGTGGCAGGAACCAAGACGAACTCGAACTCGCCCGCAACCGTGTCGTCGTGGACATCGCCGAGGACATGAAACGGATGTTCGCGTACGCGCCGCTGCACGGCTACTCGCCGCCGCCGCGCACCTGAAGACGTGGGCGACGCTGCGGCGCTTTGGGAGAGGCGCCGACGCCGCCCACAGATGGCTGCCGGGTGGAGCGCCAGCGGGCCGTGCGTTCCCCCGGCGGTCCCCGATATGTCCCGGCTGCGGGGTGGGGAGTCCTGCGTCCGGGGCCAGGCGCTGCGGGTCCTCGGCGAGCTGACCCGGGGACCCGCAGCCACCAGAAGATCCACGAGAGGTGACCCAGTTCCGGAAGTCCAGCCGCAGCGGAAACGGCGGCAACTGCGTCGAGGTCGCGAAGGTCGGCGTGTCCTGGCAGATCCAGCAGCACGCCAGCGCCTGACAGCACGGAGGCCGCCCGCCCCGACATGGCAGGGGACGGGCGGCCTTTCGCATGTCACCAGTCGCGCCGCGGCGCCGGACGGATCCGGCCACGCTCCCGCCGCCCCCGGCCCACCTCGACCGCCCGCCGTACGCGCTCGTCGTCCTCCGTCACGCCGGCGACCTCCAGGAGCATCGCGGCCCCGGCGGTCTCCCGGACGTGGCGCGGGTCGTGCTCGTCGTCAGGCCGTACGCCCAGCAGGATCCCCGCCGCCGCGGCGAGGAGGTCCGTACGCCCGCCGGAGCGTTCGCGGAGCTCGGCGAGGCGCGCGGCCCGGTCGGCTCCGGTCGGTGGCGTCCATGTGCGGGTGGCGATCGTGTGCAGGGCGCCGATGAGCATCCGGTCGCTGTCGAGGCGATGCCGCTCCATAGCGGCAGGGTACGACGAAAGCCGCCTCACCCTCCGAAGAGGATGAGGCGGCTTCCTGGTGGGACCTGCCGACGGGGGCGCGGCAGGTCTACCGGCGGGCGCCCGCCGGAGCCGGGATTAGGCGGCCAGCGTGAACATCGCGCGCCGTGGGACGCGGTTCCCATGCTTGTCGAGCGCGGCCGTGGCCTGAGTGTGGACGAACGCGCCGATCAGCGGCGTCGCCACCGCGGCGAGCAGCGCCAGCGCGGTCGACACCTGGGCGTCCGTGAGGTGTGCGCCGAACGCGATGAACAGCGTGGCGAGCGCCTGGCCGAAGCCGAGGATCGCGGGCAGGAGCCGGTCGTGGGCGAGGACGGCGGCCGTGGCCACACCGAACGCCGCGGCGGCGATCGCGTTGATCGCGCCGGTCTGCCCGTCGGACAGGTCCCAGCCGAACGCGACGAGCATCTGCAGCAGCGTCGACAGACCCAGCAGCACCGCCGCCGGGTATCTCAGCAGGAAGTTCTTCATCGGGTTGTCTCCTTGGTGGTCACGCGCCGGTCGGCGCGGCCGAGTGCGTGCCGCTTCGCGGCGATGTAGGCGCGGTTCGCGCGTGTGCCGAACTCCTGGTCTTCGCTGCCGTCCGGCCAGCGCCGTACGACGTAGCCGCCCGAGCCGAGCTCGAACGGGGCGAGATCGACGCCGAGCATCCAGTGCGTCCGGCCGTGGCCGCGCACGTACCAGCCGGGCGTCACGAAGTCGCTGACGTCCACACCATCGATGCCGTACGACCAGCTCTCGACCGGGTCACACGCCTCGTACGCGACGGCGTAGCCGCGTCCGGTGTCGCGCCACTGGTCGACGTCCGGGTCGCAGTACGTCTCGACGATCTCGTGCGACAGCGTCGTCGACACCGGCACGCCGTAGTCGAGGCACGGCCGGGCGAACACACGGCCGTAGATCCGGCCTGCGGCGTCCTCGGTGTGCCAGCCGAGATCCCCGGCCTGGTCGGCGTCGTCCAGCACGGTGATGACCCACGAGCCCGCAGGAGCGTGGCTGGCGCCCGACAGGAACGCGACCTTAACCGGCGCCCGGCCGTACGCCGGGGCGACGTGCTCGCGGATCTGACGGGCGCACGCGGCCGACCAGCGGCGCACGTCCGCGTCGGCGACGAGCGTGGACTTGTTGACCACGTAGATTCCGGACTTTGGCCGGAGAACACGCAGCAGTTTGCAGCTCATCGGACTCCTGGCATGACGAAGCCCGGCGCGCTGGCCGGGCGAAGTGTTTCCGATTTGGAAAGGGTTCGAACTCTCAACCGAGAGTTGATCGATGGCGGTTCGTCAGAACTTCAGGAGTGACGCCTTCGCCATGCAGGACCACACGGTCACGTCCACGGCGGTGCCGTTGTAGACCCGCAGCCGTACCCGGTTCGACGCGTCCACGCTGAACTGCCCGCCCAGCTCGTCTCGGATCACGCCCTTCTCGTCGGCGGTGTACGTGCGCCGCCAGGCGTCATCGAGGTACGTCCCGTCGTCCTTGACCCGCGTCCACGCGACGTCGAGGCGATCGCCCGCGCTGAGGCCGTGCAGTTCGAACAGCGCCGACGGGATGCACCAGTACTCAGCGGACGCGATAACGACGCTCACACCGTTCTCGCCGTGCAGGTGGTGCCGGTCGGTGTACTCCTTGGTGAACTTCACGTCGCCGTGCGCGCCGGCCTTGATGACCTGCTCGCCATCAGCGCCGAGCGAACTAACTACCGCCATATCGTCCTCCTCGCTGGCAGGAGTGACGCCGACGCGCCACTGCCCGAAGTCGCTCGTGACCGCCCGGTCGTAGTCGCAGGCGACTCCTCCGAGCGTGTGATCGTTGCTGTACTGCTGCAGCTGCGCGCCGGGATTCCAGCGGCCGCCCGACCAGGCGTACGTCTGCCACGCCCAGGCCGCATGCCCGCCCGCGAGTGCCCGCGACACCGGCTCGTAGCCGCCGTAGATCCCGACCTGGCCACGGCCGAGCACGGACGCCGCGCCGTCGAGGTAGCCGTTGATCGCGGCCTGCTGGCCGGGTTGGGCGTCCCAGTCGACGGCGAAGTAGATCGGCCGGCCCGCGGGCATCCCGCACGCCTCCGCCTGCCTGCGCGCCTCCAGCGCGTCCAGGGAGCCGCCCGCGTAGCCGTCCAGCGCGCGCCGTGCCGTGGTCTCCCAGACGACGACGATCCAGATCCCCACGTCCGACAGCGCCTGCGCCTCGTCGGGCGTGAGGTTCTTGGTCGGGCTGTGCGACAGGTACCGGCAGACGAACTTGACACCGGCCGCCTTCAGCGCGGCGATCGACGGCCGACCGAACGCGTAGTCGATCCCCTCAGGCACCGAGGCTCACCACCATGGCGGTGTCATCGAGCATCACGCCGTACGCGGGCCGGCCGTAGCCGACGACGTACCCGCGCCAGCGCGTACGGCGGCGCACGGCGTCGGACGTGTTGAACTCGATCGTCTGGATCGTGGTGGCCGACAGCACCTTCTCCACGATGCCGATGTGCTCGATGTCGTCGATCTTCTTGCCGCCCGACCAGGAGAAGAACGCGGCGTCACCGGGCAGCGGGCCGGTCGGATGCCACTCGCCCTGATCGGCGAACCATTGGGCGTGCCAGGGCGTGAACGCGAACTCGCCGAACGCCTCACCCTCGCCGACGTCGGATGCGCACTTGGACAGACCCATGTCGCACCAGTTCGCGAACGCGAACTCGGGGGCATGGTGCCGGTCGGCGTACCACTGCCCGTACGGCGTCCACCCGTCCAGGCGCTCGGCCACGCCGATCTGGCTCGCCGCCCTCGCGAGCATCGTGCGCGCGCTCACGGGGTGTCCTCACCGACATCCGGCTCGGGCGTCTGATTGACGTCGGCCTGATCCGGGTCGTCCGGCTGCGGCCCGGCCATGCCGGGCCGGTTCGGGGGCAGAGGTTCGGTCATCGCTTCCTCCTTCGTCGTGTCTGGGCGCGGATCAACAGCAGGAACCGCCACACCAGCAGCAGCGCCAGCGCGCTCAGGATCAGCGTGCGGGCGCGCTCCTCCGCCGCCGGCAACGCCAGCGTGCGCGCTGTGGTCTGCCGGTAGGCGATCCACGCGAACGCGCCGGCCAGCACGCCGGTGAACGTCATCAGATGCCAGCCCTCGACACTGCGCCGCCACGGCACGCACGCGTACAGGCCGCAGAACCCCGCACTCGCGGCAAGCGCCACCCACACGGCGATGTTGCCGATCAGGTGGATCAACGCCCCTCCAATGCGCGCCGCACGGACTCCGCGAAGTGGTTCGCCTCCCGCATCCGCTTCAGCCTGTCGGCGATGCCCTCGACCTCGGCGCGCTGCGCCTGTGCGGCCGCCCGCTGCTCACGGGACTCCGCCAGCGCCTCATCGGCCCGGTGGCCGTTCCTGCGCCGCCACGACCACCGCATCAGCTCGCCTTCCCCGGACGCTCGGCCGCCGACACGATCGACTGCAGCAGCGCCGTCGTCGTATGGCCCACCTCTTTCAGCTCGGCGACCTGCGCGGACAGCTCCCGGGACAGCGCCGATGATTCCCGCCATGCCGCCTCCCATTTGTCGCGCTGCTCCTGTGCATCGCGGAGTGAGCGGCGTGGCACCAGCCAGCCGCCGAGGATCAAACCGACGGCCAGGGCGAGCAGGCCGGCCGGGCCGAGCTGGGACCAAGACCAGACCAACGCCTCACGCTCCTATTCCGACGGTGCAAATGCGGCGTCCGGTTACAGCTCGCCGTCCTTGGAGATCCAGATCGGGACGTTCCGCAGGTTCCCCCCAGACGCCTGCATCACGCCGGAGTAGGGGATGCTGCCCGGCGCGAGCGGCGCGGACAGGCGAACCTGCGAGACACGCAGCACGCCCGCTGGCGGCGGCGCCGGGGCCGTGAACTTCACCTGCGAAACGCGCAGAACCGTCGTACCACCCGTCGGCGGCGTGGGGACCTGCAGCGAGACCTGCGAGACGCGCAGCCGCGGTGCCGCCGGGGTGAACAGGGCGACCTGGGCGACGCGGAGGACGGCGGCCAACTACGACACCGTCGCGGTAAAACGGATCCGCAGGTCGGAGTAGTGCAGCAATCTTTCGTGACCGCAATTTTGGTATCCTATACACATGCAGGAAACGCCTCCCGAAGAGCGGCAATGCGAAGTATGCGGCGACCAAATCAGCGGCAGATCAATCAAACGTTTCTGCTCTAAGAAGTGCATCCAGGAGGCGCGGCGTAGGCGAGGCCGAGCGACCCTTAAAGTAACGAATTGTCTTTGGTGCTCAACACCACTAATGAGATCGCGCAGCAAGAACTACTGCTCCGATGCATGCATGGTCGAGGCCCGCAAAGAGCGCAGACGCCTCAAAGGAAGAACTCCTGAGGAGTACGCCGCTTATCTGGAGCAGCGAGAGTTGGAACGCCAGGCCCGCAAGGATGCCACCCGCGAACGATCACGCCAACGTCGCCGCGAGCAGTACCGTGCGGATCCTTCGGTCCGTGAGCGCATCAACAAGTGGAACAGAGAACACAAGGACCTGCGGAACCAGCGCGCCCGCAAACGCCACCAAGAGCTGCGCGCCGACGTGTTCGCCGCGTACGGCGGCCCTGTCTGCGTGTGCTGCGCAGAGACGACCATCCAGTTCCTTGCGATAGATCACATTAACGGCGACGGCGCGGAGCATCGCAAGCAATTGCGCGCACAAGGGATAGGCGTCGGGGCTGGTTTCTATAGGTGGCTGCGAGACAACGGTTTCCCTGAAGGGTTTCGAGTCTTGTGCCATAACTGCAATTCTGCCTACGGGTTCTACGGCTATTGCCCGCATCAAGAGACTGTGGCAGAAAATCTCACTCTCAAATCCGAGTAGTCTGTGATCGCGTCGGCCTGCGTGCCGGTGAGCGTGTGTGTGAAGTCCCCGAAGCTGCCGGTCGCGGTATCGGTCCAGGTCGCGATGACCGTAGAGCCCTGGCGGAGTGTGGTCGAGGACGATCCCGCTGTCGCGCCGCCGCCGAACGCGAGACGGTACCGGATCGTGTGCCCCGAGCTAGACGCCGGGTCGACGAGGCTGGAGAACAGGCACTCGTAGACTCCGGAGTTGCTCAGCTCGGCGTAGTGCGTGTCGTCGTTCGCGGCGACGTCGGAGGAGATGTCCGAGCCGCCGCCGGGTGTCGGCACACCGACCGTGCTGGTGACGGTCTTGTCGAGGACCGGCCGGACGGTCTGGGTCGCGGAGAACGGAGCGACGGCGATCGTCCACGCGAACGCGTATTTGCTCGCGCCGTCCTGGGTGGCGTTGCCGGGGTTGTACGTGCCGATCGCGACGGGCCCCTTGTCGCCGATCGCGCCGGTCGTCCGCCCGGACTGGGCGAAGTAGACGTCGATCTCTTTCGTGTACCCGGCCGGCATCGTCCACGCCGTCGTCGCCGAGTCCTTGCCCACGATGCCCGAGAAGATCATGCAGTTGGCCAGCGTCGTTGTCACCGACGGCAGCGCATGCGTGTTGATCGCCGAGCCGGAAGACTCGGTGAACCCTGCCCATACGTGCACGGGGTCGACGATGTCGGTACCGGAGTAGGCGATGACCATGCCGGCGGAGTGCGCGGTGGTGGATGCGGTGAGCACCACCGAGGCGGAGGCATCTCCGGACGTCGCGACCTTCTTGAAGATCGCGGCCATCATGCCGGTCGTGGACGTGTCACGCGAGCGGCGCTCGACGAGCGTCCACCCGGCGGGGGTTGCCCACGCCACACCTGCGTCGCCGCAGCCCGCGATGATGAACAGCGCGTCGCCGGCTTGGACGCTGCTGGGGATGGTGAGGGTCAGCGTGTTCGTGCCGACCGCTGCCGAGCTGCTGCCGCGCAGCGCTACTGACACTGTGGCCTCCTAGAGAACGAAGCTGTTGAAGTCGGCCCAGTAGGTCTGGCTGATCGTGTGCGCGGCGGCGAGCATCGCCGAGTCCGTGCCGGGCGTCGGGATCACACCACCCGTGGCGTTCGAGAACCAGCAGAAGTAGGCGGCCTTCGTGTGGCGGCCGCCCGCCGCGTGCGTGGCCGCGTACGCCGCCTGAGCGGCCATCCACGACGTATCGATCGCCGTCCCGCAGCCGATCTCAGCGATCCCCCACGGCACACCCTTGCTCTTGGCGAAGTCCACCGACGGCCCCCACAACGCCGCGCCCGTGCCCGTGTTGGAGTAGCCGTCGACGCCGTAGCAGTCCACGAGCGGAAGGCCGTCCGTGCCGTTGCCCGGCCACATGTCCGCGAGCGTCGTCCCGGCCTGAGGTGTCTGCCCGGACCACGCCTCCACGATCTGCGTGGTGTAGACGTGCGGCCGGCCGAACTCCTCGGCGGCGTCCTTGACGACCTGGCACCAGCGGCGGAACGCGGGCAGGTAGGCGGCCAGCGTGAAGCCGGGGAAATCACTCGACCTGATCTTGTGGTCCGGCTCATGCCAGCACGTCAGCCATGCCACGTGGGTGGTGGGGATACTCGCGACGAACGCGCGGATCTGCCCGTCGAGGTCGCCGTCCGCGAGCGCCGTCAGGTCCGGTTTGCACGACCAGATCGACGCGCGCTGCCCGACGTCCATCCCGGCAACGCTCGCCGCGAACGTGGCCGGGAGTGCGCTGTCATAGGAGCGTCGGCAGGTGAACGGCCCAGCCGCAGCGTCGAGGTCGGCGAAGTCGGAGCCGGACAGGTTCGCGCTGGCCGCGCCGACGAGCATCGTCGTGACGTCACCGACCGGGCCACCGCCGCCCCCGCCGCCAGCATCCGGCGGGATGATCGCCGGGCCGCCGGCCAGCGGGAGCAGCCGGCCGCCGGATGCGAGATAGATCTGTACGAGCGGCATCGGCTATACCGGCGTCGTGGCGAGGTAGATGTCGTAGTTGTCGAGCATGTAGTCCCCGCCGGTCGGCGGGGCGGTCGGGCCGATCCACGCGAAACGGCGGGTGTCCCCGGCTGGCCGGGTCGGCCATGTGGATGTCCCGGTGTCGTAGTTGACGACGGCGAGACTGTTGCCGATCATCACGGCCTGCGCGGTGACCTGGTCTGACAGGTCATTGACGATCTCGGCGAGTGCGTTGTGTGCGTCGCCGAGATCGGTGGCGAGGACGATCCGCCGCGGGCCGGCGCCGCCGGCCCCATCGGCGTACATGTACCAGACATCGGGGTTGGCGTCCGGGCCCTGAACCGGAGGGAATTCCCCGTCATCGTCGGCGACGGCCTCGGTGATCGGCGTGCCGAGCGCGTCGAGGAGGTCGCCGTACTGGTCGCCGGTGCCGCCGGCGAGTGTCGTCCAGAACGTGATGGAGGCGTCCGGGATCACCAGTGACCGTTTGCCGGATTGAGAGTCGATCGAGGTCTCGTCGGCTCCGAGGGCCATCGCCCAGGCGGACATGTCGCCGAGGAACCAGTGCCGTGCCATCTACCGCTCCTCGTCGTCGTGCTCGGGTGTCTGCTCGGGGGGCCGCTGCGGGCGGCACAGGATCGGCATCACGGCGCCAGCCATGTCGAGTCGACATACAGGGCGTTCCCGACGGGGATGGTGTCGGTCACGTCTCCGACCTGCAGCGCGCCAGTGGCGGTGACCTGCGCGCGGGCGCCACCGGTCGCTGTCCACGCCATCCAGATGTGTTGCTCGGCGGGCGCGAAGCCGGCGGGCAGGTTCGCGACCGGAGAGGCTGGCGACCCGGACACGAGGTGCTCGTCAGTGCGGACGAAGGATCCCTTCATGTAGACCAGGCCGTTCCGGCGCCGGACCTTCGGTACGTACGCCGTGGTCGGATCCCAGAACCCGACGCCTGCGATCGTGGACCATCCGGTGTCTTCGTAAAGGACGATGCCGCCGGCGGCGGTCCAGCCGATCCACCGGCCGGCCTGTGCCTCATAGACGATGTCGCCGTCGTCGAGGGTGGACTGCACGTCGGTGATCACGGTGCACGGCCGGATAGCGGCGGACTGGAAAAGGGTCCGTGCGGTCACCTTCCCGCTGGCGATCACCGCGGCACCGTTGTCGACGGTGACGTTCGCGACGGGAATCTCCCACAGGCCGGTGTCGCCGGAGTCGCGCTGCAGCGACGGCGCACCGGCACCGGGCGTGCCCGCGCGTACGACCGCGGTCACGTCCCACGTGGAGCGATCGAGGCGGAGGACGACGGTGTCGACGCGCGTCGACCCGGAGGTGTTCGCTCCGATCGACAGCACGAAGTCCGATGCGCCGGAGTACCAGGCGTGGCCCTGGACGATGCCGTATTTCCCGGCGCGGACGTGCACCTCGCGGTCGGAACTGTTCCCGTAGACGACATCCGACGAGCTCTGGAAGACACCGTCGCTCGCCCAGGGCGCGAGGTGCGGGTACTCGGCGTCGGTCACCGCCCGCGCCGGGGACCCGTGCGAGGGGGACGGCCAGGACGACTCGCTCATCGTGCCTCCAGACGCCCGAGCCGCCGGGCGAGATCGCGGACCGCCTTCACGGTGGCCGAGTTCGTTGTCGCGTCCTGGCTGCCGATCACCGAGGTGACCAGCTCGCCCGAATCGGGGGACGCGGTCAGAGTGATAGACCGTACGAGGTCAGCGACCTCCAGCCCGGTCGGTAGAACGATCGTCACGCGGTCACCGAGGCCATAGTCGCGGCCGGCGATCGTCCCTGACCCGGGGTACCCGGGATCGTCCGGTACGTCGACGGTGACCGTGGAGAGGGTGACCTGCGGGCCGTCGTCGCCGAACGCGAGATTGCCGGCCTGGGTCAGTTCGCCGTTCACGTCGTTGGCGGTGCCGGACTGGTCGACGAGCTTCTCGACGCGATACCAGTCGGTGTCTGCACCTGAGGTGACCTCGACGTATGCGCGGGCGCCTGTGTCACCGCCTTGGACCAGCTCACTGGTGGCTGTCGGCGCGGACATCTTGAACGAGACGCTCCGCAGGTTGCCGAGGCCAGCGCTGAACCGCGCGCGGCCCGTGCGGTCGGCCGGTCCGTACACCTCGAACAGGATCTGATCGGTGGCCATGTCCTGCCGCGTACGGAAACCGAGCCCGTCGCCGCTGGCCACCGTCCGGCACACGTCGAGCAGCGCCTCGAACCGCGTCGAGATGGAGGTGCTCGAGCCGACGCCGGCCACGGCACCCAGAGCGAGCTTCTCAATGCGCCGCGCTGTGAGCGCTCCCGGACCGCAGTTCAGGTTGACCAGTGTCCGGATGATCGTCTCAGCGTTCGTCGCGGTCAGCGCGTACACATTGTCCGTGGCGGTCACCTGCGCGGAGAACGCCGCCGCCGGGTTGGGGTAGGTCAGATATCCGGCGATCCGCGCGAGGTCGTCAGCGAAGCTCACCGTGACCTTTCCGGGATCCGGCTCGGACACATCCCCGCCGACACCCCACGAGAAGTCCTGCGGTATCTCGAGCGGCCCGGCCGACCAGATGCCGCCGTCCCGGATGACGACCATCCGGTTCCCCGGCTGGAGCTGCTCCATGACCTCCGGATAGGCGGGCAGCGTGACTTGCCCGGGACCGGGCTCGTTGAACGTGAGCGTGCTCGACAGGTCCGTCCAGCCATCGAGAGGATCGCCCTGCACGACCAGGTCCTTGTCCGTGACCAGCAGCTGGACGCTCACGCGGACTTGTACCTCGGGTAGAAGGTCAAGTCGACCGCGCTACCCGCTGCGGCGCCGTCGAGGTCGAAGGAGACGTCGGTCTCCCCGGGTGGCAGTGACCACAGCACCGCACCCGGCCAGTCCAGCGCCGCCGTCCAGTTCGAGCCGTCCATGAACCGCACCCGCGGCGGATCGGTGTCGACGGTGACGTACTCGCCATCGGCGAGGTCACCGTGCCCGATGTCGGTGGCGTCCGGGTCGATCGTCCAGGCGTCACCGGTGTCGAGCCGGGTCGCGGTCAGGATCGACGCCGGGCCGGTCATCGTCCACGACGGCCACGCATCCACATCGCCCGGATTGAGGAGCGTCGTGTGCCCGAGGACCTGCGAGCTGCTGACCGACGGATACGGGGATTGGAAGTCGACGCCGGACGCGAACTCGCGGTGTATCTGCTGAGGCTGGGCGTCCCTCCAGTACGGGTCCTCACAGAACAGCGACAGCACGCAGTAGTCGCTGGTGATGTAGTAACCCTGCTTCCCGGACGGGTCGAACCCGGATTCGTAGTAGGCGTCGACGGTGCGGGCCGAGCCGTCCGGGCGGGCGATCTCGAGGCGGCCGGGCCCCTGCTCGCTCGTCGAGGTGAACGCCCGCTCAACGGCCCGCCAGCGGGTGATGAACTCCATGTGCGTGTCGCCGTAGATGTACAACGGCCAGGTGATCGAGCGGGTCTCCGGCTGGATGTGCCGGACGCGCGCGCCGCCGCGGGCCCGCGGGTCACTGGTGATCGTGATCGCAGCCGAGCCGAGCCCGTCGACGCCTTCGGACTGGGTGATGATCCCCGAGCTGGACGCCATCAGCGGCCACACCGACCCGTCCGGCGCGTACCACGTCGCCACACAGATCCCGACGTCGGGCAGTACCTGGGGCTGGGCTTCGCCTGCGGGGCGTACGAGAACGGGCATCTACCGCGGCCTCCCCACACGCTGCCGGGCTTCCTGCTGCCGCTGCAGCGCCTGCAGCTGCGGGAGCGTGATATCGCGGTGGTGCAGGTTGTACGTCGTCTCGTACGTCGCGCCGTCACCGCCGCGGGTGGCGGCGGCGAGGGTGTTCCACTGGTCGTGGGAGAACACCGGTTCTGGCTTCCGGGTCGCGTTCCAGGCCAGCGTCAGGCCGGGCTGGAGGTAGCCACCGTCGTCGTACCAGCCGGTGCGCTGGCTGTGCGCCCAGGCGTTCCCGGGGGAGCCGTACCGGCTGTTGATGTAGCCCAGGCCCCACTTGATCTGGGTGCCGGCGTTGTCTCGCCAGTCCCTGCCGACCGCCGCCATCTTCGACCCGGGCAGCGCCTGCGGGATGCCGTACGCGCCGCTGCTCGGGTTTCGGGCCGACCAGCGCCAGCCGCTCTCCCGGTTCCACAGACTCAGCAGCGGTGCGAACTGGCTCTGGGACCAGTGGTAGTTCTTCAGGTTCTGCCGAGCCCACGCCTGCGCCACGGGCGGAGAGGCGTGAATCAGGCTGCCCGGCGCGGAGCCGATGCTGCCGGGGTTGGGGTAGGCCGGATGCGCGAACCCGGCGATCCCAGTGCCGCGGTACGCCCTGACCATGTTGCTGCTGTTGCCGGCGATCGTCGGCACGGAACCACCTGCCGCCGGACCGCTCGCCAGGCCGACGTGGTAGATCGTGCCCTTGGAGCCGCCGAAGAACAGGATGTCGCCAGGGGTAACGCCAGCGGTACCCGGCTGGTAGCGAGAGCCGAATGCGTTCGCCATGCCCGGCGCGCTGGCCGTCCACGGAACGGCACTGCGGTTGTTGGTCTTGAGGGCCAGCCAGTCGATGAAGTCGGCGCACCACTCCTCCGGTGGACGGCCGAGCTCGTTGCTGTACTTGTTGGAGTTCCCCGCGCCCTCGCGGTACCCGATCTGGGTCTTTGCCAGCTCGACCATCGCCGAGCCGCCACCACCGAACGCCGACTTGAAAGCGTCGATGATCGGCTTGGCAGCCGACCACAGCCCGCCGAGCAGCTTCGGCGGCACCGCCGCGATCGCCTTACCCCAGTCGCCGGCGCCGAGAGCCCCGCTTCCCTTGACCTTGTCGAGGATCGGCTTCGCGAGCCGGTCCCAGACGCCCTTCGGGTCGGCGAGCAGGCCGAGCGCGTCCTTCCCCAGGTCGAAGACCTTCCCGGCGACTCCCTTAACGCCCTTCAGGATGCTGCCGAGCACACCACCGGAAGCCAGCATCTGCAGGTCCCCGCCGGCCGCGGCCCACAGCGCGGCCGCGCGGCCGCGGTGCTTTGGGTCGGTGGGGATGACGTACTCGGGGTACGCCGGGTTGCCTTCGCCGACGATCGCCATCGGACCGTTCGTGCGCATCGGTGAGATCGGCTGAGCGGCAGACAGCTCACCGCCCGATGCGAGTCCCGGCACGTGGATCGGTGCGAGGGTGCCGACCGTCTTGCCGAGGTGCAGCCAGCCCATGACCTTGTTCCACAGGCCGACGACACCCTTGTCGTACACCGTCTCGACGAAGAACCGGACCGGCGAGGCGACGTAGCCCTTGACCTTGCTCCAAGCAGCCTTGATCGCGCTACTCGCCACCCCGAAGGCGTGCCCGACCGAGCTGAGCGCGGACTTGATCGCGTTGAACGCCGGCCTGATCGTCCCCTTCCAGACCGTGTCGATCACCGTGCCGATGCTGTGCACGACCGGCCGGATCACGGTGGTGTACACCGCACGGAACGCGGCACCGAGGATCCCGAGCCAGTGCTGGATGCCGTGCACAAGGTCCGGGATGATGCTGTGCCCGATCAGCACGTCGTACAGCCACTTGAAGACCTTGTGCACGGAATTGATGGCCGCGGTGATGGCCGCCACCATGAACCGAAACACCGGCAGAAGGATCTTCAGGATCGTGCCCGCGACCGCGACCAGCACCGTGATCACGATGCGCAGCACCGGCACCAGGATCTGCACCAGCAGCGCCACCAGGCGCAGCAGAGTCGGGATCAGCGGGAGCAACGCGAGCTCGAACTTGACCCACAGCGGGATCAGCGGCAGCAGCGCAGGCAGGAGACTGGCGATCGCGATGACGATCTGCTGGACGCTCGGCAGAGCCGCCTTCAGCGCGGTGATCAGCGCGCCGGCGAGCTGGACAGCGACCTGGGTGATCACCTTGATGATCGGCCGCAGGATCGGCATCAGGCCGGTGATCAGCGACGCGATGAACTGGCCGAGGACCGGCAGGATCGGCGCCAAGGCGCCGAGGATCTGCCCAAGCGCGCCGATGACAAGGCCGATGACGGGCACCAGGGCGGCGAGGATGGGGCGGAGCCCGGCGATCAGCGCGGCGATCACCGGCTGAAGAGACCGGATCACCACACCGAAGATCGGCGCCAGTCCGGCCAGCACCGGCGCCAGGCCCTGCAGCGCCGAAACGAGTAGCGGTCCGACAGCCTGAAACAGCTGCCCGAGGACACCGATGAACGCCGCGAGGACAGGCGCCATCGCACCGAGCTGCCCGAAGATCATCGAGAACAGATTTCCGAGCTGGGTGATGAAGCCAAGCGCGATCGGAGCGAACGGAGCGAACGCGTTCGCGAACCGCACGACGGCGGTAGCCACCTGGATCAAGACGGTCCCGAGCGTAATCAAGGTGCTCTTGACCAGGGTGCCGAGAGTGGCGAAGAACGTCTGCCAAGCCGGGCTCGCCAGCGCTGTCTTCACTGCTGAGATCAGCGTGTCCATCGCCGCGGCGGCGCCCCGTACGAGCGGCGTCAGAAGCGGCAGCACGGCCTGCACGAGCCCCAGGCCACGCGCCAGCACCGGCAGGACCGTCGGCTCCAGGGACGTCTGCCAGGTCGTGAACGCCGCGGAGAGCCGCTGCCAGGCGCCCATCAGCCCGCGCGCGGCCGGGGACAGCGCCGCCACCGACTGCGTGAGCGCGGAGTTCGCGGCCGCGCCCTGCAGCGACGCCTGCGTCACGCCGCGCTGCGCCGAGGCGATCTGATCACGGGAGTTCGCGTCGACCCGCGCGACATTCGCGCGCGCAGCGGCCAGAGCCCGTTCGCTGTTGGTGATCTGCAGATTCGCCGCCGCCAGGCGCTGCCGGGCGGCGAGGACCTGATTGGAGCCGTCGACGCCGGCCTTGGCCGCGGCGCGTTCGTCCTGCTGCAGCCGCTGGAGCTGAAGCTGCTGCTCCTTGAGACGCTGCACGGCCTGCTGGTAGGCGATCTGCGCGGACTTCGCGTCGGCGTCCCGCGCGGCCTTCTGCTGCTGCGCGGCCTTCACCGCGGCCTGCGCCGCCGCGACGTTCGCCGCCGCCTGCGTGCGCGCCGCGTCACCGCCGCCCGGGCCGAGCGCCGCCTGCGCGGCCTGCGCCTGTGCCAGCGCCGTCTTGGCCTGCGCGAGGTTCTGCGCGGCCGCCGTCGCCGCCGCGCGCATCTGATCCAAGCTCGCGCGTGCGCTATCGACGTCGAGGCGGGACTGCTGCACGGACAGACCGACGTCGATGATCTGGTTCTTCATGTCCTGCAACGCCCGTCGCGAGTCGAGACGCGCCTGCGTCAATGCACGCTGCGCGTTCACGGCGGACTGCTGCGCTGCGGCGAGCTGCTGCTCGGCCGTACGAACCTGATCAACAGCCTGGGCGTGCGCGACCGCGGCGTTCCGTACGGCCGCGGCGAGCTGCTGCTGCGCACCCGCCTCCGCGAGCGCACGCTGCTGCGCCTGTACGGCGGTAGCCGCGCTGTTCTGCTGGGCCTGGTTCTGCGCATCGAGCGCGGTCTTGATGCGCGTGATGGCCGGTACGGCGACCAGGGCCAGCGCACCGAACCCGGCGGCGCCGGCAGCGGCCGGGGCGGCGAGAGCGCCGATACCTGCCACGCCCGCGGCGCCGAGGCCGAGGAACAGCGGGGCGAGCCCGCCGACCATCCCCGCGAGGCGTCCCAGGCCCGACATCGCGCCGGACACATCGACGTCGATGCTGGCCTTTCGGCCGTCGAGCCGCTTGACCTCCGCGTCCGTGAGGGCCAGCGCGGCATCGGCGCCGGCCGTGTCGGCGTCGACCTCGACGGTGGCGGTATCGGTGGCGAGCTTGTCGACGGTGGCCTGAACGGTATCCAGCTGCCGGATCGCCGCCGCGGTGTCGGCGCGTACGTCGATCGAGGCGTTCTGGCCGACGTCGGCGAGCGCCGATTTGATCGCGGACAGCTCGGCGAGTGCCGCGGCGGCATCGATGTCGATGCCGATGGTCTTCTTCGACAGCTCCGCCATGCGGGTGCGGAGCTCGGCGACCTTGCGGTCCGCTTCGGAGGAGTCGGCGGTGATCTCCGCCTTCGGCAACGACTTCAGCGCGTCCGTGACGCGGCGCTTGAACGCGCCGGCGAACGCGCCGCCGATCTGCTCGCCATCCTTGGGTGCCTTCGACCGCTGCTTGCGGGTCGACTCCTCCAGCGGCCCGGACACCGGGTCACCGAGGCCCTGCCCGATGCCGTCCTTGAGGTCGACGCCGATCTGCTTCGCGATCCGCGCGACGATCGGCCCTAGCGCGGCCTGAAGCTCCTTCTGGATCGTCTTGTGGAACCCCGTCAGGTCGGGCCTGATCGGGATGTACGCGCTTCCTGCCTGGGCGGGCATGAAAGATCACCCCCGCCCCGGCACTCAGCTGGTTCGTCTCTTGTGCGGGAGCAGGCGGGCGACGAGGTCCTCGTGGGCGCGCCAGCGGCTCCGTTGCTTCATGCGTTCCGCCGCGGTGACCGGGCGCGGGTACGGTTCGATGCTCGGTGGTGTTCCGCCGGCCGCGGCGATGACCGCGGTGATCACGTCCCCGAGCCGGTCGATGATCGCCGCGGCTTCCGGGCTGAACTCGGTCAGCCTCGGCGGCCGAGCCTTCGGCGGCGGAGAGTTCTCGGCCAGCTCGTCATCGTCGGCGAGCGCCGCCACGTAGTGGCTGTTCGACGGCAGACCGTCGATGACGTTCAGCAGCAGCCGCCACCGGCGCGATGTCCACAGATCGGTGAGATCCCCGCTCCGGTCGAACAGGTCTCGCTCAATGGCATCGCCGTAGCGTTCGAGGAGGTAGATCAGCCGATGGCATTCTCGGGTTCCGGGAAGATCGTGGTGATCTCGCCAGGCATCAACCAGCGCCTGCAGCTTCCATCGGACGATTCTCAGCTGGGAATCTTCGACTACCAGCCCAAGAAAGACCGATGGATTTGAGAGTGCCGCTAGAATTTCTTGCCAGAGAAGCTCGTTAGGGTTTCTTGTTGTCCGGGACCTGCCATGTAGAACGAACGTGAATGGCGAGCCATCGTTGTCAAGCCGATCCAAGTTCATTGATGCCCTTGCTCATGTTGCAGAGCAGGTGCGCAGTCTTGACATTCTCAAGCGTATGGTGGCCGCCCCTTGAAATGGGCTTCACATGGTCCATGGATGGGGACATCGGGGCTGGGTAGTCGCCCGTGCACAGACCACCGCACAGGTAGCACCGGTACTCGTCGCGCTCGAAGACCTCGATGCCCGTGAAGCTTCCGCCATCGGCAAGATGATGGCGGCGGGCCTGACCGACAGCGATCACGAAGCAGTTGCAGAGATAGCACCGCTTCGCCGGAGGGCCCTTCCGGCTTCTCCGCTTGAACGTCACACCGCACATCTCGCATATGAGGGAGGGGCTGGGCAGCGCCTCCCTGGCCTCTGCCGCCGCCTTTCTCCTGCGCCTCTGCTGCTCGTTTCTCCGGCCTTGATCGGCCCGCTGCTGTGCGGCCCTCCATGTTTTACGGCATGGCTGGCATCGCGTGGGCAAGACTCCGGTAGGTCCAGCTTCGAATGATCCCCGGCAGTCTTTACAGATAACGGTTCTGGCCACCGATAAATGATAGCCGAAAGCTTCACTTCATTTTATGCATTCGGCGAGGCGCTGCCTTCCGGGATCATGCCGTAGTACTCCTGGACCGCGCGGACGAGCTGGCCGAGCTTCCAGAACGGCATGCGGTGCTTCGCGAAGTCGGTGTACTGCTCACCGAGCAGGGCCTTCAGGAACAGGATGGTGTCCTGGGGGGAGATCACCACCAGGTCCTGCCACTCGGTCTCCATCGGGTCGGCGAAGGTGAACTCCTTGCCGCCGACGCGCGCCACGAACAGCTCCTCCGGAGCGCCCTCGCGCTCCAGCTTGTCCATGTCGATCGCGACCTTCGGTTTGGCCGCCGCGCGCGGCCGGGTGTTGCGGGTGTTGCTCATGGGCGGGTTCCTCCTGCTACTTGCTGGACTTGGACTGCTTGGCCTGGCTGGACGCGGCGGCGCCCGCCGAGCCGGTGTCATCGCTGGCCGGTGTGGCCGGACCGCTCTGCTTCTGCCAGCCGTCGAACTGCAGCTCGATCTCGCGCTGCGGCGTCGCGGCGATCTGCGTCTTGCCGTTCTTCTCGTACACCGGGTAATCGGGCACGGACTTCCTCCATACGGCGGCGGGTGATGCTGGCCGCGCCGGCCGGGCCACCCGCCCAGGGAACCCGGCCGGCCGGCGTCTCAGGGCTCGCGGGCGACGAGCTTCAGCTGCGAGGAATCCACATCGATCTGCATCTGCGAGCCGTACACGCTGGTCGGCAGGCCACCGAAGTCGCGGCTGCTGCTGGCCGGAATGCTGACCACGCGATCGCCTACCGCCTGCCCGTCGACCGTGCCGGGCGTGATGAACGTGACGGAGTGCGGGTTGGTGTCCGCGTTCCGGACGGTGATGATCGTCTTGCCGGTATTGGTGACGACGTGGCCGTTGGTGCTGTCGCCGTTCGCCTCGGTCGGTGATGCGACACCGCCGCGTACGGCCTTCGTGACGGAAAGGACCGTGCGTGCCATGGCTCAGAACCCCATGGCGCTGTTGAGGACCGCCCAGCCCTGACCGCCGTGCAGCTCCTTCATGGAGTAGCCCAGCACGTCATCGACGTACGCCGTGAGCGTGACGCCGCGGGTCGTCGGGTCATCGCCGGAACTCTGGTGCTTCTCGTCGTCGTAGTCGGTGACGCTCACACGCGGGTAGAACCGGCCGTCGTAGATCTCCCCGTCGTCGGACAGGTCCACGGCGAGCACCAGGCACCGATAAAAGCGGATCGTCGGGCGCGCCGGGATGGCGATCTGCACCTCGCCCGACGTGGCGTCCGCGGTGATGCCGGACATGTCCGCGCCGGTGTACAGGCCGATCGTCAGCGCCTTGGTCTCCTGCGCGACGAGCTTGATCGTTTTGGTGTCCTTCGTGACGTCGGTCCTGGACGGCTCGACACGGCCGTAGCTGGTGACGTTGGCCGTGTCCACCGACCGCGGCATCGTGACGCCGGCGTCGTCGAGCAGACCGACGTCCTCGTAGCCGGACGGCAGTGCCTTGAGCAGCTTGTCGGTGTCGGTCAGCGACGTGATCGCGTCGGCGCTGAACGGCGCCATGAACACGCTGCCGTCGATCGCCCGCCGGATCAGCGTGCTGTCCTTCTGCGCCAGAGAGTCGAATGCGACTCCGGTCATGATCGTCCCCCTTCCGGGGCTCGGGACTTGCGAGAAAGCCCCGCGGACGGGGCGAAAGGGCGGGCGGGTGCTCAGATGCGCCGGCGGCGCGTCGACAGCCGGTATGTCGCCGACCAGCGGCGCACGTCAGGGTCGTCGTACGGGGTCTCCTGCGGACCGACCTCGGTCGTGGCGTGGTCGATGACCCCGTGAGCGGTGCGGTGGCCGCCGGAGATCAGCCGCTGCCGGATCGTCTCGGCCAGCGGCTTGGCCACCGCGCGGGTGGCGCCGAAAACCTCGACATCGACGCGGGGATGGTCGCTGATCCGGTCGTCGCTGCCACCGATGACCCGTACACGGATCACCTGACGGTCGACGGCCAGCCGGGCTTGCAGGTCGTTCGGGAGCACGGTGACGACGTCGGCCGGGTCGTCGACGAGGTCAGCGAACAGATCCATCAGCGCGTGCTCAACGTCGATGAACGGAGCGAGCTCAGGCATCGGCACCGTGAGCCTCGATGAAGTCGACCGTACGGCCGAGCACACGGTGGCCACCGTCGTCGGTCCATTCCACGGCGGTGGCATGGTCGGAATCGTTGACGAGCCTGGCCTCAGCGCGGTCATGTGCCGGACCCGCGTGGGTGGAGGTCTCCACACGGAACGAATCGGCGTAGTGCTGGTCGGCTGATATCCGCCGCGGCGAGATCCCCGCCGCGTGCCGCCCGCCGGCCTCTGCCGCCGCGCGAAGCAATGCGACCATCTCGGGGCCGTTCATCACCTCGTTGATCCCGGCGATGTCCTTCTCATAACGGATCTTCGGCGTGGCCATGTCGCCCCCTATCCGGTGACGCGGCGCAGCAGCACCTCGGTGTGATCCGCGGCGCCGTCCAGGTCGTCCCAGACACCCGGGTCGCCGTCCACGGCGTACGTGGTGTCACGCCAGACGATCCGGTCCGTCGCGCGGATGTCCGCGCCGGCCGGGACGTAGACGATCAGGCCCGTGATGACGGTGTCGCGGCCGTCCGTGGCCTCCGTCGACGTCCGCGGCTGTACGGAGCAGCCCTCCACGTCCGTACTGCTGCCGGTGCCTGGGACCGGGTCACCATCCGGGCCCGGCGCTGCAGCACGCACGACCGTGATCGTATGGCCGCCGAGCATGGTCACCACCACCCGTACCGTTCGCGCCGGTCCTGGTAGCGGTACGGCAGGTGGATCGGCTCGCCGGGGCAGGGCGGGAACGCGTCATCGCGCAGCCCGACCGTGTACGCCCCGGACGCGCCCTCAGTCCACCCGGCGAGCAGGGAATCCCACTCGTCGTCGGTGACGTACAGGCCACCGTCCTCGCCGAAGGTGTAGGCCACGCCACCGACCTGTTTGCTTCGCAGGCCGCCAGTGTTGGTCATGGCCCGCTCAACGATCGCGAGCACGAGCATCTTCGCAACGTCGGCGTCTGGCTCGTACCCGGCCGGAAGCTTGGAGCGGATGAGCGCGGACACACCGTCGAGCTTCATCGTCACCCGGGCCTGCTGCGCCTCGCTCATCGAGGTCTGCCCGGTCCAGGTGATGTAGTCCCCGACGGTCGCGAACGCGCTCACCCGTGCCTCACTCCGCCGGCTCGATGATGCCGCGCTCCTCGAGCTCGGCGATGATTTCCTCGCGGGTCGCGCTGTCCGGTGCCTCGACGCCGCGCTGAGCGGAATACGCCGCCCAGGCTTCTCTGCTGGAGCCACGGCCCGATCGCGGCGGCTCGCCGCCGCTCCGGCCGCCGCCGTTACCGCCCGGTTCTGCCCCGGTCTTGGGAGCCTCGGCCCACGCCTTCGGGTTCGTGATCTTCTCGGCGGCCCAGTCGGGCACCTCGACACCAGGGGCGAACACGTGCGGCCGCCCCTGATCGTCGATGACGTGCACGTGGGTGCGCAGAATGCCGCCGGCCATCAGGCGACGTCCGCGCAGAACGTCAGGTCCGGGTTGGCCAGGACCGGCAGGCCGATCGCCGCGGCCTTGGTCCACACCGCGACCGGATCCTGCGTGGTGTACGCGCCCGCGACGATGCCGGGCTGCTCCGCCTCGTCGGCGATGCCGTACCCCGGCTCCATGCTCTCGGCGGTGGTACCGAGGAGCGTCGCACCGAGCTGAGTCGACGCCGGGTCGTTCGCGTCTCCCGGAGGCGGCAGCAGCAGCAACCGGTCGGCGGGGATGACACGGGTCGCCGAGCCGGACACCTTCACCTGCGCGTCGTACCGCTGGATCGGCGGCAGGCCATGCGCGTCCAGGACGGACTGCAGGGCAGTCTCGCTCACGATGCTCGGCGTGCCGGCGAGCGTCGCCACCAGCTGGGTCATCGCGGTGTTACGGACCATGTAGCCCATGACGGTGCGTGAGGTCAAAATGACACCGGGGTCCTGGCCGTTCGTGGTGTTGTAGGTATCCCGCCAGGTGAGCAGGTCACCGAGGATGTCCGCGGCCGGGTTCGACCAAACGGTTCCTGCGGTCACGGTGTGTCCGCTGGTGCGGCCGAAGTCGACCGTCGCGATCACACCGTTCTCGTTCAGCACGAGCTTGCCCGAGTAGAGGGCCTCACCGCGCGCCAGCTCCAGACGCGCGGCGACCGCCCGCGACATGCGGGTGGCGTCGTCCAGGATCGCGTTCCGGATCGCCGCGTCGGCGCGACGCTGCCGGAGACGGTCGTACTCGCCGAGCCGGATCTTCCGCGAGATCGGCGGCAGCTCACCCGTCACCCGGGTCAGGCCCGGCCGCGAGCCGATCGGGCTCTCGGTGTCGTACGCGCGGAACGTCGCGGCCTCGGTCAGGCCGTCACCGCCGCGCGTGAACCGGTACTCCAGGTCATCGATGTTCCGGTTCGGCAGCCACGCAGCCAGCGCGAACTGATTGACCGTCAGGTCCGCCAGCGCGGCCCGCACGTAGCCCGTGAGCTCCTGCGGGAGGATGTAGTCAGCGTTCAGCAGCATGATCGATCACTCCCTTCAGGCGAAGTAGATCCGGCCGGCGACGTTGGCCTGCCCGGCCGCGTCGACAGCGATGGGCAGCTTGGACGCCACGACCACGCCGTGGATCAGCAGGGCTCCCTGCGGGTCGACGGTGTTGTCGAGCGTGTTGACGCGGACCGCGCCGAGCAGGAACCCGGCGAGGGTCTCGGTGCCGTCGGACGAGCCGCTACCGCCGCCGGTGGTCGTGGCAACCGACGCGGTCGGCGTGGTGCCGCCGGTCAGCGACCCGGACGCGGCTGTCATCTGCGGGACGTTCTTGCCGAGGAACCGGCCCGCGAACGTGACCGTCACGCCCGCCCCGGGCAGCGCGCCACCCGCGCACGTCACGTCTCCCGTGTTGACGTTCGACAGCCCTTCCAGCGCGGTCTGCACCGCGCTGGCCGCGGCGTTGTAGGCGATGGCGCCCGTGGTCTCGCCGTCGAAGGTGAGGGTGAACGTGCCGCCCGTCGGTCCGCCGGTGATCGTGACGGTCTGCACCTCGGCGGCGTTGCCCGCGTACGGCCCGTACTTGCCGGAAGAGGTGATCTTGCCGAGCGGGAGGCCGGACAGCAGGTAGCCGTTCGGGTAGTGCGTGTTCGCGGTGAAGGCGCTGGTGTCGAGCGTGATGCTCCGCGCCATGTCAGTGCCGTGCTGAGATCCCAGCCAGGACTGGTCTTCCTGGCCGAACGTCTCAGTCCTGATGCTGAGATCCATCGTTCCCTCTCTGGGGTTCAGGTCTTCTTGCTGTGGCGCTGCGCGTACAGATCCGCGCCGCTGGCCACCGTCGGCTTGCCCGTGCCGCCGCCTCCGCGGGAGCCCTGGTCGAAGCCGTTGCCGTTGCCGCCATGCTGCTGGCCGACACTGATCGGCGCGGCCTTGAAGAACTCGGCCGCGTCCGCCTCCAGCTCCTCACGCGTCGCGCCGACGAGCCGCTTGGCCGCCGACAGCACCCGCGCGCCGAGCTCGGCCGGCAGGCCCTTGGCCAGCGCGACCTCCAGGCGCAGCATCTGCGGTTCGAGCTCGCTGCGGACCGCCGCCGCGGCGTCGTCGCCGGCCTTCTTGGCGGCCTTCTCCGCGTCGCTCGCGCGTTCGGCTTCGAGCTGGTCGAGCTTCTCGGCCTTGGTCTTGAGCGCCTCGTAATCGCCGTACTTGCCCCGCTCGCGCGTCAGCCGCTCGGCCACGATCCGGTCGAGGTCGGCCTGCGTGAACGTCCTGTCCGACTTACCGTCGTCGTTGTTGCCGCCGCTCCCGCCCTGGCCACCGCCGTCGCCGGCGCCGCCCTGACCCGTGCCAGCCCCGCCGCCCGAGCCGGAGCCCGAGCCGCCAGAACCACCGCCATCGCCCTGACCGTTGCCGCCGAGCACCGGCCATACGATCCGGCCGGACGGAAGCACGCCGATCGCGCGCAGGCCCGTGAAGGGATGAATGGGCAGGTTGAGAGCAGACATGTTTTCTCCGTGAACCCGTCGGTGTTGCACCGGCCTTCAGCGCGGCCGTAGCGCTTCCCCGCCGAGGCGGGTAGGTCAGGTTGTGCGCGGAACTCATGGCCGCGCACGGCGAGAACGACGTAAACTCTGCGCATGAGTACGTGTATCGCAGAGCCTTGCGACCGCCCAGCCCGCGCTCGCGGGCTTTGTCCCGGCCACTACCAGCGGCAGCGCGCCGGTAAACCCGTCAACGTTGCGCTACTGCCGCGCAAGATGCCGAAGCCGGGGTGCGTGGTGGACGGGTGTCAGCGCGACTCGGCCACTTACGAACGCGGGATGTGCAAGATGCATAAGGAACGCGTTCGGATGGGGCGTCCCCTTGAGCCACCGCCCGCTCGCCTCTACTCGACCACCGGTCTGTGCTCGGTCGCCGACTGCGAACGCAAGTTCTACGCGAAGGGGTTCTGCGCTTTTCACTACGATCGGCAACGTCGCGGCGTCCCATTCGAGGCACCTTTGCGCGACGGGCGGATCATGGATCGCAAGGGCTACATCCTGCTCCGCGTCTCAGACCACATCGCTGCATACCGAGGCGGCTACGTCTTCGAGCATCGACTCGTCATGGAGCAGATTCTCGGCCGACCATTGCTGCCAGGCGAGAACGTCCACCACATCAATGGGGTCCGGGACGACAACCGACCCGAAAACCTCGAACTATGGATCACGTCTCAGCCGAGTGGCCAGCGAGTACCCGATCTCGTTGCCTGGGCGAAGGAGATCCTCAAGCGTTACGGCTGACGTCTGCCGGGCCGGTCCAGCTTTGCCCCCTCACGGCGATCACTGGCCCGATCTCGCCGTGCTGATGCGTAACGAGCAGATCCCGGTAGTCGATCGGCTTGCGCCCGCTGCGGTCCGAGACACCGAACCGCTCTTGGATGCGGTCGTGCACGTCCTCCAGCAACGGGGCGTTGATGACGTGGCCTGGGTCGGTGTCGCCGAGGATCGGCGCGATACCGCAGTCACAGTTAGATATGATGTGACTGTTGGCCGAATACCATCCCTCGGCCGTATGGAGGTTGTAGACATGCCCCGAGTAGTCGACCCGGCGAACCTCGACAACGCGGTCCAGCTCTACCTGTCCTGCCAGTCGATCAAGCAAGCGGCGACCAAGCACGGCGTAGGCGCGACGACCCTCGCCCGTGAACTCCGCCGCCGGGGGATCGAAACGCGCCGACGTGGGACGTGGCGCGAGCTGCCTGCCGATGAGGTCGTTCAGGGCTACCTCGACGGCCTGTCCGAACTCGCGCTGGCCGAGAAGTACGGAGTCCAGCGAGACGCCATCTCCCGCCTTCTCCAGGACCGCAAGGTTCCCCGTCGCGACCGCTCCCAAGCGGGCCTCGTGCGCGCTGGACAGATGACCTCCGAGGAGCGCGCCGCTCAGGCCCGCGCTGCCCATGATGCTTCGCGAGGCCGTAAGGCCACCTGGGATGAACGGTGCCGCGTAGCCGCCGGGCGAGAGAAGGCGCCCCCGGCCATGTCCGTCCACGAGCAGCGATTCGCCGAGTGGCTGACCGAACGAGACATCCCCTACCGGCGCGAGGTGGCGGTCGGTCCGTACAATCTCGACTTCGCCATCGGCTCCGTCGCCGTGGAAATCCTCGGCGGCGAGTGGCACCTGAACAAGCCCCGCCACACTCGCCGAACGCCATACATCCTCGGCCAAAACTGGGCGATCGCTTTCCTGTGGGCCACGACCAACCATCCGATGACCGCCCGCGCTGCGGACTACGTAATCGCCTTCGCGAACGACGTGACCAGGGATCCATCCCTGGTCGGTGAGTACCGGGTGGTTCGCGGTGACGGTTACCTCATCGCCCGAGGTCGTACGGATGACGGAGAGTTCTCCGGCATACTTCCGGCGCGTGACGGCTAGGACATCGCGCGCGGCGACCGGCGTCCCTTCGGGTACGCAGCCTGGGTGGATCGGCAGCAGCTCACCGCGGTGGTACCGCTGCGTCGAGGCAACCACACACAGCCCACACGATGTCGTGCCGGTCAGCACACGCCGGTACCCGACCACGTCGCGGTCGTCCTCGAGCAGCGCGCGTGCCGTGTGCGTCTCCGCGAGCTGCAGATCCGTCTTGGTGATCTGCTCGGCCCGCAGCCGCCCGGCCGCCAGCGCCTGCTCGAAGTCACGGCCTTCAGCGAGCTCAGCCCACACGGTGTCGAACGGCCGGCCATACACGATGGCCGGGTCGACGCCACGCAGCCGGCTCACGTCCGGGATGGCCCCGGCCGGGCGGGCAGGGCGGCCGCGCATGTCCGACAGCAGCCGCGCCAGGTACGCGTCCATCAGCGAAGCGACCTGACGCTGTGCACCGGCCACGACCGGCGTCACCTGGGCGGCGAACCGTGCCTTGTCGCGGTCCCGCCACGAGCCGAGGCCACCGAACAAGCCCAGCACGTACGCGACCAGATGCGCACGGACCCGCTTCTCGGCGGTGTTGAACGCCACGATCAGCGCCGCCTGTTCGTCGAGGCTCATCGGCTATGCCCGAGCGGCCGCGGGGGCCCGTACGGGGCCCTGGTTGGTCGGCGCGGTGACCGGCGGCGTCGGTACTGGCTGGCCCGGCGGCGGAACGGCCGGCGCGGTGGCCGCGGCCAGCAGCGCGTCAGCGGCCGCCTCCGAGGTGATCCGGTTGACGCGCTGCGGCGACTCACCGAGATCCTCGGCCAGCACCGCGAGCGGGTAACCGATCGACTTCTTCTTCGTGGCCGCGTCGGCCAGGACCGCCGGGTTGAGCTGCCGCGGGTCCGCCCACCGCATCTCCGAGGCGGTGAAGTCCCGGTCGACCCCGGCCACCCGGGCGCAGAGCGCGAAGACCTCTTCCCACGCCTCACCGAAGACATCCTGATGCTCCTCGACCTTCGCGATGTGCATCGCGTCGAGCGCGGCGATCATGTCCACCGCCACGTTGATCAAGTCGCCGGCGTAGTAGTACGCGGGTGTCTTGGACATGATCAGCAGCGTGCGGATGTCGGTCTCGTGCTCGCGCAGGTAGCCCATCAGATCGGTCTGCGGCGACCAGCCGAAGCTTGTGTCCTTCCCCTCGGACGCCCACAGGGAGCCGGGATCGGGCACGAACGGGTTCTCGATGACCTCCAGGCCGGTTTCCGGGTCCTGCACGCGCCGGAACTTGTGGCCGGTGACGAAGCCCTGCCTGAACGCGCCGTAGCGGCCCGCCGTCATCCTGTTCAGCACGCCGAAGTTCACGCGGTCCTGCACGTCGAGCACGCCGTGGAACTCGGCGACGGGCTCTTCGCCCAGATCCGGTCGGCACGGGAAGGGCACCACCGGCACCGCGCCGAGCTGGTGCTGTGTCTCCCCGAGGAGCGTCCAGTTCTCACGGCCCCACGGCAGCCGGCCCGGCCCGCGCCGGTCCGTGGCGTACCGCACGACCCTGTCCGGAAGGTAGACGTTCACGCGGCCGACCCTGGCGATGTCGTCGTACCAGGCCTTAACGCCGGCGAGACGCTCACCGGTGGCCGGGTCCTCCTCGACGATGACCTCGCGCGGATGCTCGGCCGTGACGAGCGGGATCTTTTCGTTCCGCGGGTGCGGACCGGCGATGACATACCCGATCGACTGGCTCGTGGCGACGCGGTACACCTGCTTCTGCTTGGCATCCAGCTTGTTCAGCTGCCACCACTTCCACGCCTCGTCGTCGCTGTCGCCGTGCTCGTCGGCGATGCCGATCGCCTTCAGGCGGTTCACACTGGCGGTCGCGACCGTCTCGCAGAAGTTCGTCCTGCTCTTCTTCTGGAAGTCGCGGTACGCATCCGTCGCCCGCTTCGGGCCCTTCGGCAGAGGGTGATCGCCAGTGAAGTAGTCCCACCACAGGTCGAGCCGCTCACGCCGGTCGCGGAGCTTCCGGCCGAGCCGCAGAAGCCACCAGCCAGGAGAGAGCGCCACGTCGGCGTCATCGAGCACAGCGCCCTCCCATCGTCAGAACGTCCCACCGAACATCTCGGCGTCCTCCGCGAGCACGCCCTTCGCGATCGCGTCCGCGCGGGCCTCCCACGCCAGAACCGACGCCACCGCGGCGTCGATCTTGTTCGCCGAGTCGGGGTGATCCTTCGCGATCTGGATGCCCATGCGGCTCACCCTGCGCCGGGCGTTCAGCATGTGCCGGGTCAGCGCGTACGACCCGTCATGGGTCATCTCACCCTCAACGATCGCCGTGTGCAGCGCCAGCGTCGCTCGGACGATCAGCGTCGCGCGGCCGCCCGTCATCCACCACTGGATCGGATGATCCCGCGTCGCCTTCACCTTCAGCCGGCCGCCGTACTTGGCCTCCCAGCCGATGACGTGCGACTCCCACTTCGCCGGGTCCGCATACATCCCCACGACGTTGAACCGCTCGAAGGCGTTGTCGACCGCGGCGAGCACCTCAACCACGGGAACCTGCCAGTTGAGCCCGGCCGGGCCCTTCGGCTGCTCCCAGACACCGAGCTCAAACAGGTGCCCGTCGGACACCCGGCAGCCGATCAGCGCCGTCGCGTCCGTCACACCGTCCGAACGCTTCCGGGAACCATCGAACCCGAGCGTGACCATGTCGCCGTCCGCGACGACCTTCGTCACGTCGGCGCGGCCCGCCCACTCGTACTGCGCGAGCCACGCGTCGACCGCGGAGCCAGCCGCGTTCAGGAAGTACCTGCGGCTGTCGGCCGGGTCCTTACGCGTGTCGTAGAACTCATCAACGATCCCGTCGATGTCGTTCCACTCGATCGCCTCACCGAAGGCCTCGAGGATCGCGGCGCGCAGCTGCTCTTCGGCGGACAGGTCCTCGCACTCACCCCACCGGTGGTCGTACAGCAGACGCGACCGGCGGGTCTTGCCTTCCTCGATCTGCTCGGCCAACTTGTACGTCTTCTCCGCGACCGAGTCCTCCCCGGCCGCGAACATCGTCGTCGTCTCCAGGAACCAGGTGCCCGCGATCTTCTTGCGCTTCCGCAGGTTCCGAGTGACCGTGTTGTACATCCGCCGCAGCTCAGGCTGGTTGTACAGGTGCGTCTCATCGAATACGACGAACGTCTCCTTGCCGCCGTCCTTCGCCGCCGAGCTCGCCGTCGACGGGTTGATCTCCCCGCCGCCCGGCAGGTTGATCCGCGTCAGGCCCGCGTCCAGGCCGAGGATCGCCGAAAGCGGGAAGTCCTCGTCGGTGAGGTTCAGGTAGACCGCGTCGTAGACGTTCCCGGTCTGGCCCTCCTCGGTGGCCATGCAGCGGATGTACGGGACGGTGACGTGCCGGCCCATCGGCTCGCCCGGCTCGTACACGTACCGGAAACCGAGACCCCACGGGTCCTCGTAGACCTCGCCGCCCTTGGCGAACCCTGCGAACCGGCACGGCCCGAGCGCCTCGAACAGCACGAACCGGCTGGCGAGCCCCGACTTGTCACAGCCCTTCGGCCGGGACAGGAACGCCGAATCGTAAAGCAGCCGCCCGTGCTCATCGAGGGCGTAGCAGTCGACGATGAAGCCCGTGACCTCGTCGCCGTGGTGTACCTCGTCGCCCTGCACGTCGCCGGGACCGTGACGGCAGAAGAACTCCATCCACGCCACACCCAGCCATCCGAGCGACCGGTGCCGATCGTGCGCCGGCGCCCGCACCAGAGTGCGCGGCACGCGCTACTCCGCGAGGCGAGAACGCCGCGACGAGATATCCGTGACCGAGCCATCGCCCTCGGCCCGGCGCGCCGGCGCCTTCGGCTGCGGATCGATCTGCATGCGGAGCCTGAGCCGATCCTCCGGCGTCGCACCGAACTTCCCGGCCCTGAGCCGGAGCTCCGCCGCGAACTCCCACCGCTGCTTCGACCACATCGTGTGATGCATCAGCGCCGTGTCGAGCAGGAAATCCCAGTCCGTCGGCGTGAACGCCTGCGCCTGCGCCGACTTCCGCCACGTTGCCCACCATGCTCGGGTGCGCTCGTGCCACTCCTCGCCGTCGGGCAGCACGCCCTCCGGCAGAGCTGGGCCCCGTGTCCGGCCGTCGCTGGCCAGCGTGTCGAGCGGCTTCGGCTCGGCGTTCCGCCGGCGACGCTTCGCCGGGTCCTTCGGCGCGGGTCCGTGACCAGCCATCGTGGAGATCTCCTTGCCCGTGAGCCCGTCGGCATACCGGCCTTACGCGCGGCCGTAACGCTGTGTAGACAAACCCCTCGCAGACCCGTACGCGCCGCGAGCCGCAGCTACTTGACGGTGTCGAAAGGGTGCCCGGGGGGAGTCCACCGCCGGGGGTCAGGCGACGGCCGCGAGGTGCCGTCGAAGCAGCGGATGTGCCGGAGCAAGCTCCGCCAGTGCTGCCCTCAGGGCTTCGATCTCGGCCTCGTACGTTCGACGCGCCAACATCTCAGCCGAGTTCTCAGCAGCGGTCGCAGGCACCAGGTGGTCGGGCTCGACACATACCGGGTTGGCGCACCGGTGGTGTGCGTGCCATCCGTCGATCGTGCCGCCGACCTTGGCCCAAAGGACCAGGCGGTGTGCACCACGGGTCGTGTTCTTCGCCCAGTAGATCTGCGGGTATGGCTCGTCCTCTTTGCCCTTGATTACTCGGCATCCCGAGCTGAGCAACTTGGTCCGGGCCATGATCCTTTGAAGCGCCTCGTCGTAGCGCTCCCGCTCGAACAACTCGCGCAGTGCAGCCCGTCGCTCAGGCTTCGACTGTGCTGGCTTCTTGGGTCGTCCAACCGTGACGTTACCGGCCTGCACGTCCTGGCTGTAGCACGCCTGTGAGCAGTACTTGGCGTCGGCCCTGCGAGTGCGCCAGCTTGATCCGCAGACCACACAGAACCGTTCGATTCGTGCGCGTGCGTTGAGCGCGCGGATTTCCTCGGCACGGGTCGCGCGATACGCGGCATGCCTGCCATCTGCTGTGCGGCGCTTGCCGTAGGCCCGGCTGCGGCAGGTCGGTCCGCAATAGCGGGTGGTGGGTCGGTACGGCTTGAAGGGAGCGCCGCAGTGGTCGCAGCTCTTCATTCTGTTGTCTCCCGGAAATGCGAAAGCCCTGAGCCGGGAGACTCAGGGCTTTCTGCCTGCGGTGATCAGCCGCAGGTGATGGTGATGATGTCAGGTCTGGAGGCCGGGGTGCCGTTCAGGTTGGCGTTTGGCGGACCAGTACCGTCGCATCCCTTGCCTGTCTGCATACGTCTTCTGGCGATGACACCAGGCGCAGGCACTCTGCAGGTTCGCGAACGAATGATCATCGCCCGCTCGGATGTGGTCGACTTCGGTGGCGGCGCCTTCACAGCCGTCATCCCAGCGGATCTGGCAGCGGTAGCCGTCGCGCTGGAGGATGGCGGGCCGGATCTCGGTTCGCCAGTTTGGTGGGAGCCGGTCGCTGCGGTCGGAGCCTTCCCATCCGCCGGGCATCGTGCACCCCCGGGAACGCAGGAGCCCGGCGCGTTGGCCGGGCTGTTGTGATGGCTCTGCCACCATCACGACTGAGTGTGACACCCCGTGTGACCTGCGCGCAACTGGATCGTGATCACTGGCCTCTGGCGTCGATGGGGACCTGTGCGCTCTTCGGCCCGTAGTTGACGCGGAGCAGCGGTGATCCTCTCTCGTTCGGTCTTCCGCTGCACGAGGTACCGCTGCACGGAACGCAGGTCGTACCGCACACCCTCGTCGGTGAGACGACCCACGATCTTCCGCCGGTGTTTCCACTGCCGCACCACGTCGTCGGACGCTGCGATGCCGAACAGGCCGGCGAGGTGGATGACGTCGCTGGCGGGGATCCACTCGCCGCGGCGGGCGAGCCGCAGGTACGGGGTGGCGTCCTGCGGCTCGTACGGGATGCCTTCGGCGCGGGCGTGTTCGCGGCAGGCGGGGCAGTGCGCCGTCCAGTCGTCGCCGCGTACGACGAGCGTCACGAGGCCCTCGCAGCGCTGGCCGTCGCGGTTGGTGAGGCATTGCTCTTCGAGGTCGAGGTGGCGGGCGGGGATGTCGGTGATGCCGTAGGTGCGGCCGGTCAGCTCCCGTAGGACCGGCGGCAGGTGCACGGCCGCGTATTCGTTCGCAGCGAGCCAGTCCACGTGGATGGTGAGCCATGCCGCGGTGGTGAACGGGTCGTCGCGGGGTGGGCCGGTGAGGCCGCGTTCGCGGGCGACGTAGGTGCACCAGGTGAGGAGGTCGTAGCGGATTTGTGAGCGGAGGTCGGCGGCGGGTTCGTCGATGTCGAGGCCGGGGTGGCTGTGGCCGCCGGCGGTGCTGGTGGGGGTGAGTGCGCGGTCGAGGTCGTTGTAGCGGGCGGGGAGTTCGGCGATGAGGCGTTCGAGTTCGGCGCGGTGGCCGTGGCAGAGGTAGAGCCCGTCGAGGGCGCGGCGCGGCCGGTCGGGGTCTTGGCGGTGCGAAAGAACACAAAGATCGCTGATCACTTGGCAGCTCGCCTCCGCTCATTGATCCGCCTGCATTCGTTACAGTTCCTGCGCCCCTTCGGCGAGACGTAGGTGTTCTCCGGCGTCATCTCGTGTCCCCGGTGACATGCACCGGTTAGGACACGACGACCAGCGCGCCGCATGTTCTCTGCGTGCGTCACCGGCTCCAGGTGGTCCGGGTTCACGCAGGCGCGATTGCGGCACAGGTGATCCAGCTCCAGCCCTTCCGGAACCGTGCCCTTCTGCATCTCGTAGATGAGCCGATAGGCGTTGACGGTCTTACCTTGGGTCCGGATTCGCCCGTAGCCCTGATTGATTGATCCTGTCCAGTTCCAGCAGCCCGTCTCGGGATCGCGCTGAATCTTGTCCTCGATCCGTAGCTCGGGCGGGACGGGCGTCGATTTCCGGTGGCCAGCTACGTAGGTGTAATGCTCGCCCTTCCGGACGATCAGCTTCCCCTTTCGGTACATGTTCTTGCTGGCTACGGGGGTGGTCTCCCCGAAGCCGCATGCGCACAGACCGGAGATCATCATCGGGCTCCTCCGAACATGCGGGTCGCCGCGGTCAACGGTCACCTCTGGGGTTGGCGATCCGCTCGGCCGGCGGCTTGCGGGTGTCGGTCAACGGGTCTCCTCGGTGTGCTCGGACAGGCGGATCTCATCCTTCGCGGCGATGAGCAGGCGGAGGGTCCGCGACCAGCCGACGAGGGTGACGATATTGATGCCGATGGATATGCAGAGGAGGGCGGCGAGTGCGCACACCAGAGCGATCATCATCGCGGTTCTCCGTACAGGCGGGTAGCGGGGGTCATGGGGGCGTACTTTCGCTGAAGCCACGCATGCGCCTTGTCCCATGCGTCAGTCCACGAGGCGCAGGCGGGCAGGTTCCATGCCTCGTCGTGGATGTCGCCCTCGATCTCTCGACACCACGTCCACGTCGGGCCGTTCCACGCGCTGTGCGGGTAGTAGAAGACGTGGGCGCGGAACTTCGGTGACTCAGCCATGCGGGTCCTCCTGTCCAGACACACCGGGGGCTCCGCTACGCCGCAACATCTCGTGACTCAGGTCACGGAGTGCTTCGTCGAGACGGGCCGTGTCTGCCTCGGTGAGCTTGTCGTCGCCGTCAACGTCGATGTAGCGAAAGATCAGGTCGCTGGCGATGCGGCAAGCCAGCCGCTTCGCTTCGCGCTGATTCACGTCCGCTCCTCTCCGGTCTCTCCCGTAGCCGCAGACACGGGAGAGGGAGCGTCCGCCTGGCAGTACGTCTCGCCGTTCACGCGCTCGAACACGTACTCCGGGTCGACCCCGTCCGGCAGGTCGAAGGGCGTGAGGCCACAGGTTGCGCATTCCATCGGTTAGTCCTCTCCGCCCTTGGGGGCGTCAGGGGTGGGGTCAGGGGCGCTGATCTCCTCGGTGTGGACAACCGGCCAAGCCCAGCGGATGCCGATGCCGCGACCGCGCAGCATGACCGCGAAGCCGATCGTCACGCCGTGGTTCGAGGTGCCCGGTACGCCGCCGTAGCGGTTCCAGCCCGCGAACGGGTGCGGGCGAGCTGGGCGAAGCCGGTCGATTCGCGGCCGGGTGAACCGGCGGCTCCAAACTTCGACGCGTTCAGCCATCGGTCGCCTCCTCGGCGTCTCCGGGGGTACGGGCGGCTCAGAGGTGCGTGCGGCTGCGTCTCATCGACATCGCAATACCGCTCCCCGAACCCGGCGTTGAGCCAGATGCCCTCGCGTTCGCTGTAGACCTGGAGTTCGTCCCCGCAGTGACGACACAGGGCGAAGTGCGGGCCAGCGCAGCTGTACCAGCCCGCGACAAAATCCAGGGTCGTGGCACATGCACTCGCACGGGCCGCCGACGCAGGAGCCGTGTTTCCCGGCGTCGCAGTCCGGGTCGATGAGGGGCTCGGGTGTGGTGGTCTCAGGCACGATCGGCCTCCTGCTTTCCGATGACGAGGCCCATCCGCTCGGCCTTGTCCAGGGCGTCGAGCTTGTCCAGGGCGTGGGCGAGCAGGGCACGGCACAGCCTCCGCTCGCGGCCTGACATGCCGGTCGGGTCCCAGCCGTCCGCGTCGATCTGGTGGACGGTGCGGGGCGGGGTCGAGACGTAGGCGATTGCCGGACCGTCCGCGTCGAACGTCAGCACCTGCTCGGCGGCGCTCACAGGGCCCACCGCCAGGCGGCCACGGCCAGCGCGGCAAGGATCGCGACGAGCGCGACGACGACGATCACGGCGGTGATACGGCCGAGGGTCTCGTTGAAGCGTTCGCGCCGGGCGGCACGGGCGGCGGCTTCGGTGGCGGCCTGGCGTGCGGCGGCGTTCGCGGCTTTGACGTCGGGCCAGCGGTCGCCGTGGGCGGCGGTGCCGAGCATGTCGCCGAGGGCGGCGAGGCCGGGGTTCTTGGGCGTGGTCATCGGAAGTCCTCCGGGGTCGGTGGTTCGGGGTTCCCGCCGGGCGGCGTCCAGCCGTGAGCCATCAGGCAGCCCACGACGCGGCGGCACAGGGCGTCGAGCGTGGGTGTGTCGCCGTAGCCGGGGAAGGAGCTGGGGTCGGTCTCGCGGGCGACCATGACGTGGACGCCGGCGTCGAACTGGCCGCGGACAAGCTTCACGGCGAAGTTGATCGGGTCGATCTTGGCGGTGCTCATGCGGCGCCTTCTACGGGTCGTCGGGTGCGGGACGGCCGGGGCAGGGCGGGCAGCTCCCGCCGGAGCCGATGCAGGGGCTTGCGGCGATCGCCCAGATGCTGGGCTACTTCGGGCCGGCACGTGGGGCACGGCTCGGCATACTCGGTGCCGTCGTCGCGGGTCCGTTCGATCCAGCCGGATACGCAGCCGACGTGGGTGCACTGGCACCACGACCACGGACAGGTGAAGTGCTCGTTCTCTTCCGGGCCGTAGCTCATGGTTCACCTGCTTTTGAGGCTTTGACCTTGGCGATTTCGGCTTCGACGGCGGCGCGGCCGCGGCTGTTGGCGGCGGCGTTGTCGCGCTGGCCGAGGGGGGCCAGGCCGTCCCAGATCTCGGCGCGCGCAGCCGGTGGCGGGGACGGTGGTTCGGGTAGGCGCCACCATGGGCCGTCGTGTTCGAGGCGGCCAGGCGCTTGGCTGGTGCGGTCGCGGGCGACGGCGAGCGCGGCTGAGCGGACGACGGCGTGCGGGCGTTCGGCGACGGCGGGCCGGGTGAGGGCGCGTTCGATTGATCGCGTCGACCATTCCGGGCGGATGGCTTTGACCTCGGCGACGAGGGCTTCCAGCCTGGTCTTTTGCCCTGCCGGTTTGGCCCCCTCCTCCCCGTCCGTCACCCCGTTACGGCGGGGAGGGGGATCACCTACATCAGCCGAAGTACTGGGATCGGGATCGGGATCGGGATCGGGCCATTTTTTGTCACTGCCATTGCTATGGCTGGCGGGTGGCTCGGCTATGGCATTTGCTATCGGCTCGGCTTCGGTTTGGCTTGCTCCCCATCTGGCGGCGGCACCCTTCTTTCCGGCTGCGCGACGCTTCTCGGCGATCGCCTCGTAGGGGTTCCATTCCGGCCAGTCGTGGATCACGTAGCCCTTGGTGATTTGCGGGCAGCGCGGGCAGTCGTGGCCGGGCGCGTGCCACAGCTCGGCGTCTACGAGAATCTTGGCCCACCGCTTCGCGCGCGCCTTTCCGCCGGCCTGCTCGATGGCGGCGGCCTCGCTGACGCAGCCTGGCGTGTCGGAGGACGCCGACCAGGTTCCGCACAGCACGTGCAGTGTCAGGGCGGTGCGGTCCCGCGCTTTGACCTCGACCACCTTGCGGTGGTTCGGAAAGCGGTCGTCATAGCGAACCCAAGGCATCGGGCGCTTCCTGTCTGGTCGGGGTGAGCGGGCGCCCCTGCCGCTGCGAGGGGCGCCCGCTCGGGAGCGGGTCGCAGGTCACTCGTCGTCGGTGCGGGCGGGGTGCAGGGCCCTCGTCAGGCCGGCGTGGATGCGGTCGAGCTCGTGCCGGATCTCGCCGTCGGTGAGCGTCTTGGAGTGGATCGCGTTGTGGATCTCGGTGGTCCAGCGCTCGACGGCCGCGCGGAGGCGGGCCAGCTCGATGTCGTTCAGGACACCGCCGAGGAGGCGGACGGTGTCTTGCGTCAGCTGGATCTGGCCCTCTTCGTCGAGCGTGCCCTTGGCGGTGCGCTGCATGTAGAGGGTCTTCTGCGCCTCGCGTACGGCGCCTTCCTGGTCGGGTCCGGCGATTTCGAGTCCCGCGATGGCGAGGCCGACGACGGCTTTCTTGGAGCCGGAGGGGTCGGGGGCCAGGCCGTAGTCGCGGCGCAGCTCGATGATGCCGACGCGGCGGGAGCCGGGCTTGTCGTACAGCGCCTTGGCGTGGTCGGAGAGTGCCGCGTCGGCTCCGGCGCCGAGCTTGCCGTCGATCTTGATGTCCATCTATCGGGTCCCGTTCTGGTTGGGGGTGTTCTTCTGGGCGATGCGGTACGCGCGCTGGCCCTCCGCGCGGCAGCTCTTGCAGTGCGGTGATAGGCCGTCGCTGGCCGTCCTCTCGCGGTAGAAGCCGGCGGCCGGCTTGGTGTGCCCGCATTTCGTGCACCGCTTGAGCACCGGGGCGGGTGCCGGGTCGCGCTGGTAGGGGGCGAGGCCGAGGACCTCCAGGACCTCGGCGGCCGTGTGGTCGTCGTCGGCGATGCGGTGCACGGCGCGGGTGGCGCGGTCGATCTCGGCGAGGGCGTAGTCGCGGTCGGCGGCGGGCATGGCGAGCAGGTGCGCGGAGTCCATGTGTTCGCTGCCGGTGCGTACGCGGTCGTGGCGGCCGGTGGTGGCGGCGCGGTCGATCTGGTCGGCGGTGGCCATGTCAGCGCCCCTTCTTGGCGATGGTGAGGTCGTAGCCGAGGGCGTCGGCGTAGCGGATGAGCGTGGCGAGCACTGGCGACTTGTAGCCGGTCTCCAGGTGCGAGACCGCAGGCGCGGTGGTCCCCATGGCGGCGGCGATGTCGGCCTGGGTGAGGTCGCGGCGTTTCCGCTCGGCGCGCAGTTCGACGAGGACGGGGTGGGGCGGGCGGTACTTCACGCGCTCACCTCGCCGTCGAACAAGTCGCCCTGGCCGGCCAGTACGGGCGGTGGCTTCGGTACGCCCAGGGCCCGTGCACGCTCTCCCGGGTCGGTGGTGCGCCAGGCGGCGAGGCGGCAGTAGTCCGCGGACCGGTCGACGCTGATGCCGTTGCGGCCGAGGACGGTCGCGAGGAGAGCGGCGGTGCCGGTACCGCCGAACGGGTCGAGCACGACCGCAGGCCTCGAGGGCGCGGCCGCGGTCGGGCAGGCGCAGGCGTAGCCCGTGATCGTGGCGCGGTGCTGGCCCCTGAGAGTTGAGCCCGCGTCGGCCTGGCCATGCCGGGAGAGCGGGTCGCGGCCAGCGCCGGGGATTCGCCGGGTCGGTGCGGCCCCGGCCACCGCTCGCTCAGCGAGCGGCCGGCGTCCCTCGCCGCACACGGTGCAAATGCCGGCCGGCGACCAACCGAGGATGAGCCGTCGCGGCCACTCCATCGGGAACGCAGCGAAGTGGTCGACCTCGAGGCCTGACGGCACGCGCAGCGGCTGGGTCGGCACCTCCCAGACCGAGCCCGGGAGCTTGCCGAGCGGGTGCCCGTCGACGCCCTTCTCGTCCCGGGCGCTGGTGGAATAGGTCTGCGCCGGCAGCACGCCGAGCTTCTGGCGCTGCTGGTGGCCGTTGGGACGTCGTTGCGGGCGCATCTCGTGCGCCTCGCGGATCTCATCGACCGCAGAGAAGTACCTCGAGGCCTGAGTGAAGTGGAACCACTGCTCGTGGGAGCGGCGCACGCGGTCGGTGACCGACTCGGGCAGGCCGTTGGGCTTGGACCAGATCACCTCGGCGCGCAGGATCAGGCCGAGGTCGTCGATGCAGCCGAGGGCGTACCGCCACGGCAACCCCATCAGCGACTTCTCGGGGATGCCCTTCGGCCGGACGTACCGCGGTGTCGCGGGCCTGCTGGTGTAGCCGTCCGACGAGCCGGCCCAGGCACCGCGGGTGCGGTTGGTGTACTTGTCGCCGAGGTTGACCCACAGCGACCCCTCGGGCTTGAGCACGCGCATCCACTCGGCCGTGCAGTCGAGCAGCGCGGCCACGTACTCCGCCGGCGTTGACTCGGCGCCGATCTGGCCGGCGTAGTGCTCGCCGCCGTCGGTGTAGGAGCGCAGTCCGAAGTAGGGCGGGCTGGTGATGATCAGGTCGACGGACGCGTCGGGGAGCGGGAGTGCGCGGGCGTCGCCGCGGATGATGGTCGCGGTCACGGCGCGCTCACCTCCGGCCAGGCGACCTTGGCGAGCGCGCGGGAGTGCGTGGCGGGTACGGGTGCGAGCGGGTACCCGAGGTAGTCCCGCGCCATGGCGAGGAGCACGTACGCGTCGGCGCGGTCGTACCGGCCGGTGCCCTCGCACTCGACGCCGTACCGGCGGGCGACGGCGTCGCGGACCTTCCCTTTCACCTGCGCGGCGGTGAGCTTCTTCCCGTCCTCGCTCTTCCAGCGGGCCCGGCCGGTGGCGTAGATGGTGCGGTTGTCGGGCGGGACGATCGCGTATGGGATGTTCCGGCGGCGGAGCTCGCAGCGGACCATCCACCGGGCGGCGGCCATCTCGTCGTGGCCGTTCTGCAGGGCGCTGCCGTATGACGGGCCTTCGATGGCGACGAAGTTCGCCGACCGTGTGTAGTCGAGGACGCAGGCGACGATGTAGTCGAGGCGGTCCTCGCCGCGGCGGTCGCCGGTGCGGATGAGTTCGGTCCAGCCGACTCCGGCGACGCCGGTGCTGGCGAGGCTGATGTCCAGGCCGATGACGCGCGGCTGTGGCCTGGCCGTGCCTCCCGCGGCCGGGGACAGTGCCGCGGGAGGCCGGCTTCCCGGCGACGGGGGACCGCCGGGCGTCTCGGGCGTGAACAGGGTGTCGGTCATGTCGCCTCGCGCTGGAGTCGTTCGGCGATGGCCAGGGGTGTGGCACCGTGGTCGCCGCGTGCGAGGCGTACGGCGCCGTCGATGGCGCCGTTCCACCAGCAGATGCAGCAGTTGGTCGCCATGCCGGTGTCGAGGTCGTTGTGGCGTGCGCAGCGGTGTTGCTGGGCGGTGATCCAGGCGACGATCTCGGCGCGTTGGGCGGCGGCGTACTGCTCGACGGTGATGACGGGCTGGGCGCCGATGGCGGGCAGCTGCTCGGCGGGCTTCATGACGTCACCGCCGGGAACTCATCCCAGGTGCGGCCGTCGAGTTCGCGGCCAGCGATCTGGCGACCCTGGTTGAGGACGAAGACCATCTCGTCTCGAAGGTCAGTCAGGTACGGCCCGGGGTCGTAGTCGGGAAGCATCCATGGGTAGGGGTCGTCGCCGCGGCCGCTAATCACGTGCTCCTGAGCCTCCAGCGCGATGCGGGCTTGCTCCTGCTTGATGCGGAGGTACGGCTGCACGTCGACGATGGGGCCGACCGCCGGGTCGCCTGTCCGGCTCCACTGGAACTGGGTGCGGTGCCCTGGGGTCTTCGGCTGGTAGAGGCAGACTGTGCCGCCCCACAGGGAAGCGGCCAGGTCGTGAGGTTCGCGGCGCGTGCCGGTGACTCCAATGCGAGCGGCGTAGTACGCCTTCCCATTGCGGACGGAACGGTGCACGGTGATGTACCCATCGCTGTCGATGACGCCAGCGAGGTATGCGAGGACGGTTGCGTCAGCCAAGGGGGTACTCCCTCGGGAATGGCTCGGGCCACTCGGCAGGATCGTGGCCCTTCCGGTCCGAGCAGCCCCACTCACCCGCGAGTAGGGCACCGGCCTGCTTGAAGAAGAACGGCACGCCAGCGGCCGTGCACTGATCACGGAGCGATCGGGCCCACGCCGGGTCCATGGGCCGGGCGCGAGGGCCGGACTCGCCGCCGACGATGACCCAGTCGATGCGGTGCGACGTCGGCGCCTGCCAGCGACCGGGCACGCCGTACCGCTGGCCGACGACATCGAGCACCATCTCCGGCTGCTGGCCGCTCGGCCGCGAGATGCGCCGGAGGTCGACCGGGCCGAGAAGCGGCTCGCAGGACAGGAACCGTACGGCGGCCGGGGTGTCGAGCAACGCCGGGATGCGGAGGTCGGCGCGCTTCTGGTCCTCGACGGAGACGCCGAGCCAGACGTTCGGCAGCGGCCAGCGCAGCGGCGTCGGAGCGTCGAGCAGGTCGAGGTCGTGCTCCATCTCGCGGAGGCGGTCCTCGATGCGAGGCACGAGGGATCGCATCCGCCCGTGGCGCTTGGTGAGGACCTGGAAGGTGTGCTGCGGGCTCCACCACATGCGGGTGAATACGGTGACGATGTAGTCGTCGGGCACCTGCTCGTGGAACAGGTCGGACATGCTGTTGACGAAGACGCGGCGCGGCTTCCGCCACTTCAGCGGCTGGTCGAGGCGCTCGGGCCGGAGCGTGACGTCGAACCCTTGCTCGAAGTGGTGGCCGGGCGTTCCGCGCCACCGCTCGGCGAACGTCTCGGCGTAGCAGTGGTCGCAGCCGGGAGAGACTTTCGTGCAGCCGGTGACCGGGTTCCATGTGGCGTCGGTCCACTCGATGGCGCTGTTGTCGCTCACGCGTCCTCCAGGTCGACGGTCGTGGGGTCGGCGGCGGCGGCGGCGAACAGGAACGCGACGAGCCCTTCGATGACAGCGGCGGCTGCGACGACGCCGAAGACGATCCACAGGCCGGTCATGACGCGGTCCCGTTGATCACGCGGGCGACCGTGAGCGCCTTGTCGAGGCGTCCGCATTGGGTGGGCGCGTCCCGGTCGGGCCGGTGGGCGAGGCTGCCGCACGAGCAGAAGCCGGTGAAGCCGCCGCTCGTCGGCTGATGGAGGCTGGCGTTGACGATGTGCCGGCGGGCTGCCTCGGAGTCCAGCCAGGCCGCGAGCGGCTCGACCAGCTCGTCTACCACGGGGCGCGTGTCGATGCCGCACTTCGTGCACCCGCGCTCGACAAACGAGAAGTCGTGGTCGCAGCGCAGCCGGGTCGAGGCGGCGCGGAGTTCCTCGACGTCCAGCTTGTCGACGGCGCTCACCGGGCACCTCCGGAGCGGTCGAGGCGGCGGCCCTGCCACAGCACGTAGCCGAGCCGGGCCAGGGCGACGAGCGCGGCGAGCGGCAGGAAGACGCACGCGGACACGCCGAGGGCGAGGATGAGGATCACAGTCCGGCCTCCTCGTGGTCGTAGACCTCGGCCACGGCGCGGGCGATGGGCGGCGCGAACCGTCGGGCGACCCCGGCGTCGTACATCTCGCCCATCTCGTCGAGGGCGGCGTTCAGCGTGTCGGCGCGGGCCTGGAGGGCGTTGCGGGCTTTCTCGCCGTGGCGGATGCCGGCCTTGTAGCCGTCGGCGCGGCCCCGGTAGTAGCCGTACTGGTCGCGGCCGATGTAGACGCCGAGGGCGAGGAGGACGATGGCGGCGAGCAGAGCGCCGACGATGGTCGCGGTGATCATGCGGTCCTCGTGTTCGTGCCGAAGGTGATGCGGATGCGGACCTGGGCGAGGCGCACCAGGGCGAGGCGGGCGCGGTGCAGGCGCGTCGGGGCGGCGTGGCACTTCGCGTGGTGCCAGCGGCGGCGGTGGTAGCGCGCGGCGCGATGGCGGTGGGCGTACCAGACGGCGAACGCGATGACGGCGGCGGACAGGACGTGGTACCTCATGACGGCTCTCCGTCCGGGACCGTCTCCAGCGGGGCGGTAGGCGGGATCGCCGTCAGGCCGGCCCGCGCGGTCTCCTCCTCGGCGAGCGTCGACCAGTACGTCGCCCGCGCCTCCTCGGCGGCCTTCAGCTTCCGGAGCTGCGCCGCGTGCTCGTCGACCTGCCGCTGGTGTGTGGCGGCCTGTTCCTGCGCCTCGCGGACGATGCGGTTCGCTTCGGCGCGGGCGTTGGCGACCATCTCGGTGGCCATGTGCTCGGCGGCACCGAGGTCGTGCTGTGCCTGCGCTTCGTGCTTGTCGGCGGCGAGCTGGTGCGCGGCGGCCTTGTCGTGCATCGCGCGGATCTCGGCCTCGGTCGCGACGGGGCGCTGGCTTGTGGCGGCGACGGGTGCGTCGTTGCGGTTCCTCATCGCCCGGCCACCGCCTTGTCGTGCTCGCCGGCGGCGAGAAGCGGCGTGCAGCGCCACTCGACTTCCTCGACGACCTCCGTACGGGTGACCTTCGGCAGCGCCGCCACCGCGTCCGGATCCGGCTCAGTCACCTCGACCTCACGGGTGCCGGTGACGACCCGCTCGCACACGTCGTTGCGGTTCGCGGTCAGTGAGAAGTGCAAGCCCGCCAGGCTGCCCGTGAGGCTGAAGGTGTTGGGGATGCTGTCGTTCTTGTCCATCGGGACGCCGAAGGCCCGGCGCGCGGTGGCCAGCGCGGCACGGGGGTCCTTGTCGGACAGGTAGAAGAAGGTGATCCGCTGCAAGAGCGATCGGGCACTGCCTTCGAACGGGAGCGGCAGTTCGGGGTGGGCGTCGAGGATGTCGGCGAGCTGCCGGAGGCCGGCGGTGTACGCCGCGCGGGCGTCCTGCTCAGTAGGGTTGGTCATCGCGGGTGGTCCTTTCACTCGCTGGTGTTGTCCGCAGTCCTCGGCCGGGCCTGGCCGGGGGCTGCGTCGGTTTTCAGGGCGCCGAGCTGGGCGAGCGTGCGCTCGTAGTGGCCGGCCGTGGTCGGGCCCAGGTTCATCAGGGCGGCGGTCTCGTCTGCGGTGAGGCCGTCGCGGCGGAACATCCGCCACTGCACGAGCTCGGTGCAGATGTCGCCGATGGTCATGTCGCGGCTGGCCATCACGCGCCGCCGTCCGGGTCCTCGTAGCCCTCCGGCAGGTCCTCGACGACCTCGGCGTCGACGACCTCATCGCCGCCGGCCGCCGCGATCAGCTCACCGAGACGAACCGATGGATCCGGCCCGGCCGCGATGCGCTCGAGCGTGTCGATCAGCGTGCGGCCTTCCTCCTTTGTCAGCTCCGTCGAGGAACCGAGCGGGCGGGCGACGATCGTGGACGCGGCGCGGATCCGGTCATCGCGGTCGTCCCAGCCGATCGCGGAGAACACCGTGTGCAGCTTCGTCAGCTGCGCGTTGGTGATCGAGTCGGCGGTCTGCGGTGCATCCTGCGTGGCGCTGTCGTAGCCGTCCTCGCCGGGCAGCGGCGGCCCGGGTGCGGGCGTACGGTCAGCGGGCGCCGGGCTGCTGGCGGGCTGCTGTGTGGCCGCAGGGCGGGCGTTGCGCCGCTGGGCGGTACGGCGCTTCGGCTTGTCCGCGGGCGCCGCCGCGCCATCGGTGGCGTCCGTGTAGTCCCCGGCCGCGTCGACGATCTCCTCGGTGGTCGGCAAGCCGCCGACGACGTCGGGGAAGAGCAGGTCGCACAGCTCGGACGTGGCGCGAGCCTGCAGCATGCGCCGCGGGTGGTTCTTCCAGTTGTTCTTCCCGACCAGGTTCGCCCGCTTGGCGTCGTCGATGCTCCACGCGACGGTGGTCCAGTTCTCCGAGCCCTTACGGCGGCCGCGGACGACGCACCGCGTGGTCGTCATCTCCTCGAAGTGGAGCTCGTGACCGTCGGCCAGGACGCGAGCGCGCTTAAGTTCTGCGCTCATGGTCGGACGGCCCTCGACGACGTGCATGTGCGTGAGGGAGGTCATCGGGCCGATGCCCTGCTCGCGGCCGGCCAGGACGGCGGCGGCGACCGCGGCGGGCTTGCCCCGCAGACCGGCGGGGACGAACTCGGTGTTCGCGATGTGGTCGGCGAGCTTGACGATGTCGGGCATCGCGCCCGCCCAGGAGTCGACTTCGGCGCCGGACTGGGCGCGAAGTGCGATCTCGGTTCCGGTCATGATGCTGCCCCCTGCATACGCGGCGGGGCGACGGCCTCGCCGACGACGGTCTTGGAGTGTTCGTTCGCCCAGCGCCACATCTGCTGGACGTAGAGGAAGTAGCGGTGCTCGGTCGGCCCGGCCAGGACGGGAACGAGGTCACAGCCGTCCGCGCGGACGTGCACCACGGCGGCGCCGTCGCATTCGGGCAGCGGCTTCTCGACGTCGCCGTCGAGGTAGACGTCGGCGTACCGGTAGGCGGCGAGCTGCAGGCCGTTGTCCGGCCAGACGCCGGAGCGCGCGGTCTTGATGTCGAGGATCAGGCGCTGCCCGAGCGTCGGCATGTCCGCGATCAGGTCGAGGGTCCCGGCGTACCGGTACTTCCGGGAGACGACGACGCCTTCGATGACGAGCGGCTGCACGTCGAAGTCGTCGAGGAACTTGACGTAGGACTCGACGTGCCCGGCGAGCTCGTCCGGGACGTCGACCTCTTCGCCGGCGGCGAGGCGCTCGCCGAGCTTGTGCACCTCGGTGCCGCGCTTGGCCGCGGCGTCCCGCTCGGCGTACCGGCATCGCTCGAGGGTGCGGAGCCGCTCGGACGGCTTCATCTCGGCCAGCTCGTCCCAGTGGTCGACCGCGTATCCGGCTGTGGCGTTCGCGGCCCAGTTGATGAGTGCGGGCTTGGACAGGCCGTCGCCGAGGATGGTGGTGACGCCGGGGACCTTGCCGTCCTCGTCGAAATAAGCGTGGCCCTTGCCGTAGTTGCGTCGTCGGATCATGACCAGTCCTCCGGCGGTTCCGGTTCGGCCGGCCCGAACGATGAGCAGGTGCACGGCACCTCGATGTGCGGGCACTCGCGGACCGGCGGCCAGTTGGTGGGCCAGGCGAACGGATCGGTCTCGTCGACGTAGATGGGGCTCGGGGAGCGCCTTGACGTCGAGCTTCTTGTGTGTGCCGGAGCAGCTGCGCCAGTGCATACGGCGCGGGTGCCCGCACGAGCAGGTCTCCGTGTAGTCGGTGAAGTCGTCGACGTCCGTCACGCCGCACCTCCGCAGATCTCGGCGACGGCCGCGGCGATGCGTTCCTCGGCGGCCTTCACGTCCGCCGCACGGCCCTCGTCGTCGGCGGCGAGCTGCTCACGGATCGCCTCCGTCAGCCGCCCCCACGCGCCGGGCGGGAGCGGGAAGAAGTAGTCGGGGAACCAGCCCGCGAGCTGGGCGCGGCGGGCGGCGTCGTCGATCTGCCCATCGACCTGCGCCTCGGCGAGGTGCCGTACGGCGGCGGGCAGGCCGTCCGGGTCGATCTCCCAGTCGGGCACGGGCCGCCGTACGGGTTCCATGCGGGTGATGCCTTCGGCGGCGAGTTCGTCCATGAGCTCGACGGTCCCGGCGGTGTCGTCGGCGAGGAGGTAGCAGACGCGGGTGCCGTCGGGGCGGTGGAAGCGCACGCCGTACTGGGTGGCGGTCACGATGCGCCGCCGGTCAGCTCGGCGCTGTGCCCGGTCCTTGACCTCGACGAGCTTGAGTCCGTCGCCGACTTCCGTCTGGTGCTCTTCGGGGTCGTCATCGCGGGCGATGAGGTCGTCGAACGCAGGGTCCGCCCAGCGGCCGCCGTCCAGGATCACCGCGTGACCGGCGAAGCACGCGGTCGTCCCGCAGCGCCAGGCGCGCTGGTTCCACTCCTGAGGGTGCTCCTCGATATAGGCGAGCGTGCGCCGGAGCAGGTCGACGTTCGGGGCCGGGGCGGTCATCGCGCACCACCCGCGCGGTAGGCCCTGAGCTTCTCCACTGCCCCAGCGAGGGCCTCGGCGGGCGAGTCGGACACGGCGTACTCGCACACGTCCCCGGACCACGCCAGAGCCGTGACCTCACCGTCCGGAACCGGCTCCCGCCAGTCGAACGTGATCTTGTCGGCGACCTCGCGGGCCTTCGCGAGGACTACGTCCATGCCGGTCGTCTCACCGGCCAGGAACGCGCGGACCTCGGTTTCGTAGAAGCGGCGGTGACCGCCCGGCGTACGGATCGATGAGAGCCGCCCGTCAGCGGCCCAGCGGGTCACGGTCTTCGCGTCGACGCGAAACACTGTGGCGACCTCGTGGGGCCACATCAGCCGGTCGGCGGGTGTGGACGTGGGGTTCATCACGCTGCCTCCGTGTCCCGGAGCACCATGGCGAGGAATTCCTCAAAATGCTCGTAACGGCGGCGGAGCGCTTGCCATTCACGCTCCATGTCCTTCAACACGAGCTGGCGCGCGAAGTCGTTGAATGCGGTCACCGGGAAGCCGTAGCCGTCCTTCGTGCGGTAGAACGCCGCCTCGTACTCGGCCTCTGGGTCACGGACCTGCTTCGGGGACTTGCGGCCCTGCTGGGCGTCGAGCATCTGCCGCTTGGACTTCTCGGAGAAGTTGTGGACGATCAGCGGCATGGTGCCGACGATCGGCACGGAGATGGTCTCGGATGCGATCTTGTTGATCTGGATGGCTTCGGTCATTGGATAGAATCCCTTCAGTTGTTGTGATCGGCGGCCGGTGTCCTGCGAGGGGGCCGGCCGTCCGGCTGTTCAGGCCGCGTCGTTGCGGCGGATGTAGGGCCGCCAGAGCGCGGTGAGCTTGGCGATCTGGCTGGGCGTGAGGGGCGGCATGTCGGCGGCGTCGTCCCAGCCGGCCTGGTAGCACTCCTCAGGGGTGCGGCAGAGGCGCGCGGGGCGCTGAGCGGGGGAGTCACTCATTTCCGCGGCTCTCCTCGGGTGCCAAGGCCGCCGGTGCCTTGGCATTCGGGGCAGGCGATGGGATCGCCGCCCTTGTCGCTGGGGTTCGGGACGGTGCCGCGCCCGCAGCATCCGCCGCATGGGGGCACGCGGGCTCCTGGTCGGTGGTCGCGGGATACGGGAATAGGTCACTGACGAGTTGGCCGACCTTGGCCGCGACCGCAATCCGGTTTTCGTCGCCCAACCCGGCTTCGCCGTTCTCGAAGCGAGCGAGGTGGCTTGGGTGGATGTCCGTCTGCCGAGCTAGCTCGCGTATCGACATCCCCAGCCGCCCACGCGCCTCCGTGAGGCGGCGGCCCCACAGGACGTTTAGGTCGGTGCTTTGCATGAGATAGAGCGTCGCATGACGTACGACGTGCGTCAAGCGGCATGCGTCATATGACAATTAGTGCAGGGATGTGTAAGGACGCACGTCGCACGACGTGCGACACTTTGGTACATGTCCAATCCAGGCACTCGCGGGGACGCGGCCGGGCGATGGTTGCGGGAACAGCGCGAGCGACGCGGGATCACCAGCCAAGCCGAGCTGGCTCGGCGCCTCGGCTGGGACAAGACGCTGATCAACAATTACGAGACCCGGGGGACTACGGTCCCTGACGCGCGCGCCGAGCAGCTCGCCGACTTCTTCGGGATGGACATCGTTGAAGTCCGTCGCGGCCTCGGCCTGTGGGTCCCGCCAGCGGATCGGGAGGGGCCGACGGAGACCGACGAAGATGCGCTGATCGAGCGGATCCGTCGCGACCCGGCCAAGCGCCGGCGGCTGCTCGACGCGATCCTCGCGGCGCACGAACCCGACCCCGAGCAGTCCGAGGAGCCTGCCGAAGGCGAGGGGCGCGGGCGCGCCGCTGGCTGAGGGCCGTGCACTTTCCCCAGAGCGAAATACGGCTACGGCCTGACTGTTACCGGTCAGTACCGCTTTCCGTGCGGTTTACGGCCTGACCGCATGTGGCCGACCTGCGGACATGCACGGAAAGTGATCACTTCGATACCGCTGGGGATTTCGTCCGAAACGTGACCGAAAG